GTCGAGCGTGACTGTATTGCCCGCCGGCAGCCCGGCCGTGAAATCCAGATCGAGCGTGATGCCAGCCGGGAACGCCATCGACGATCAGGCGAGGGTGACGACCAACTGACCAGCGAGGAACTGGATGGTCATGTTCGCGACCACCGACTGCGGCAGCACCTTGCGGATCATCAGACCGCCGGTGTTCGCGGCATTCACGCCGACATTGAAGCTGTCCGTCGTGACGCTCGCGACGGTCAGCAGCCCGGCCGTCCAGCCCGGCGCGATGGTGCCTTCGCTGCCGCCCTCCGGGGAGGCGACCACCTTGTCGGCATTGGCGAAGGCGTGGCCGGGCAGCGTGACGATCGACGGCGAGGCGAGGGTGAATGTCGCAGGCCGCCACGGGAAGTTTCCGAGGTAGTCCCAGAACCCCAGCGTGCCGGCGGTCGCCGCCGAGTAGAGGCCGAAGCCGATCAGATCCAGCCCCGTCGATGTGCTGGTCGGAAACGCGACGGTGCCACTGTTGGTCTTGCTGGACGGCGCCGAGCCGGACGCCGGCGACCACAGCCCGGTAGAGTTCACCCGCGCGTAGGCGCCGAACGCGGCCTCGGTGAAGCCGCTGCCGGCGTCGGTGCCGATGGCACTGAACAGCGCGACGTACGGGTAAGCAACGATCAGCGCGTCAAGCTGCGCCTGCGCGGCTGCGTCAGTGTAGCCGGTCATGCGGTGATCCTCTCAGGAGAAGTTCGGCGTGATGCCGTAGGGCTCAAGCACCAGCGTCAGGTTTGCCTCGGTGTCGATGCGCGTGGTCGGGTCGTGGCCGATCATCGCGACCGCCGCGTCGCGCCATGCGACGTAGGTGGTGTCCTCGGCGGGCACGTACTGGTTCCGACCGGACGCAAAGCGCCGTGTCTCGTCGCCGGTGAAGTCGCCGTTGGCGTCCAGATGCGGTCCGCTACCGCCGACGATCCAGTACCAGTCGATCGCATTGAACAGCAGCATGACGGCCTCCCTTTAGGCGTACTGGCCGCCCGTATTGACAGCCCCCGCGACGGAGCCGGGGAAATAGTTGGGACCGCCGCCGCCGGTTTGGATGACGCCGTTGTCAACCGCGCCGTATCGTGTGCCGGTAGCGGTGCCGACAAACGTGACGACCGACGCTTCGATGCGCCCCTGATCCGCCCACCACAGCGTGTTGACCGCCGTCCAGCCGGTGACAGTGATGGTTGCTCCGGTGATGTAGATCGTGCCGAATAACGCTGCGGCGACACCCCACTGGCCCGAGCCGGTAATTGCGTTGTTGGTGCCGGTCAGGATGGCGACCCCGTTCCAGTCGGCTCGCACCGCGAACATGCCGCCGGTCTGGTCGAACCTCATGTTGGAGCAGTACGCCCAGCCGTTTCGGACCGCATTGAGACCAAGGCCGATGATTTGGGTGATCGTCCACACGGTGCCAGTCGCGCGGATGGTCATGCCGTTCAGATACATAAACGCTCTATCCACCTGGATGCCATTGGCGTTGGTGGAGTTGAGCACGACGTTCTGCGGATTTGTCGGATTGCCTTGCAGGGTCAGAGCGAAGGCCGGCATCCCGAACGGCATACCGCCAAAATACGCGAGAAACTGACCGGTCACGTTGAAGTTGTAGGTGCCGTCAGCAAGCTGGATGGTGCAGTTGTGGCCGCGCCAGTCGTACTGCGAGTAAACCGAATTGATCGCCGCCTGGATCGTCAGGAACGCGGTGCCGGCCGTCTGTCCGTTGTTGGCATCATTGCCGGTCGGCGACACGTAGATGATCATGTCGGCCGTGACCTGAATGCGCGGGACGAACAGCCGGTTGAGCGCCTTGAGAAGCTGACCCCAGTCGGTGTCGTCGGGCGTCAGGCCGGAGGCGGTGATCACCGCCATAAGCTCGTCCTGAATTTGGTTGTAGGCGTAGGCCGGCCAGATGGTGGGCGCGACACTCCCGGGAATGCCATTGGTGGCGTATTGCGGCGTGCCGCTGACCGGCGCGATGTCGCGATTGGCAAACGGGACGGTATTCGCAGCGCGGAGTCGGTTCATGGCGCCCCTCTCAGGAGTAGGAGAAGATCAGGAAGGTGTGCGCCGGGGCGAGGCGTTGCAGTTCGCATTGCAGGACGGTGTTGGCCCAGTACTGGAACGGCTCACCGAGCGCGTTGCGGCCGAACTCGAACCGTTGCAGTGAGAAGGTCGGCGCATTCACCTGCCACGTGTGCGACCATTCCTCGCCATGAAATGTCTGACCGAACCCCGTGCCGAAATACGAAGGCGTGAACTGCGTAATCGTTATCGGGTAGCCGAGCGAGGCAGCGTACTTGACGTAGAAGGCGATCGACTGACCGCCGCCGGCAGCGAAGCGCGCGGCGACCTGTTCCTGCCGCTGCTGGATGGTCGGCAGCGGGCCGGTGCACGGATCTGGCAACCCGAGTGTGGCTTCCCACTCCGGCAGCAATTCGACCGGCGCGACCGGGAAGGCGTCCACCAGCAGCGTGCCGGCGCGCCCGCCGCTGCGCGTGTAGGTCGGCGCCAGCGCGCGCAGCGTCTTCGAGAACACGCTGTCGGGCTCGCGCGGCCATGCGCGACCTCGCGGCGCGAGCGCCGCCAACGCTGCGTGGTAGTCGTGATCCGAGTAATGCGGCGCGGGCATCAGGTGACGAACGTCACGGTGCCGAGCACCGGCAGGTTGCCGGGCGGCGATGTGACGGCATCGACCGGCGCGTTGATGTCGAAGTCGGCGAGGCCAGGGATCGCGGCGAGTGCGGTGTAGAAGTCGGACGGCTCAAGCGGCGGCCAGTGCGTGCCGAGCGTCGGATCGACGGTGCCGCCGACCTGACCGAGCCGCAGGAACATATCCACCAGGGCAGCGGTGATCGACGCCTGCATGGCAGCGGTGTTGTTGGCGCCAAGATCGGCGACGGTGACGTTCACCGGGTAGGCGATCGGGGCGTTGGCGTAGACCAGCGCGGTGACCGGCTGCACCGGCAGGATGGCGTTGGCGACGGTTAGCTGATCGCCGGTCGCCGGGGCCGCGCGCGGGTCGCCGGTCGACACGCCATTGGTCCCTTGTGGGAACCCCTGATGGGAGGCGTTGGCAACGTCCATCATCACGTAGACCGACACCGAGCCAGGCCCCATCAGCATCGGGGCGATCCAGGCGCGGGTGACGGCCGGCACGGAGAGCGCCCATTCGATGTAGTCCATCCGGTCGCCGCCCTGCGGAGGCGCCGCGTAGACCTGCAGCATCCGCGTGCGCAGGCTGTCGTCGGTTTCGAGGTCGGTGCCGGCGGTGACCTGGGCGGACGATGTGGAGACTGGTGAGACCCCGGCGATGGCGACGGCCAGTGTGAACACGGTCCCGGCATCGAAGTTGCCGGTGCTGCCTGCTACGGCTGCCGTCATGCTCACCACCGCGCTGCCGCTGGCGATGGTCACGGCGGGGCCGGTGACGAAGCCCGCGTTGTCGCTGCGGTTCACCGCCGTCGCGGCAGGGATCACCACCCCGTTGGTGCCGGCGAAGGTCGCGGTGCCGGTGGTCTTGGTCGGCGCCTTGCGGGTGACGCCCTTCAGCGCCGCCCAGGCTTCGAGGAATTCTGCCTCGGCGGTGAAGGGGACCGCCATCCGCGAAATCCAGTCGAGGAAGCCGTAGTGCAGGTGTGCGAGGCCCGCTTGCACCCAGGCCAGCACGCGCAGCGCGGAGCGGCGCAGCAGACCATCGGCGCCGGGCAGGTCCGACGCCGTGATGTCCTGCATCGCCTGCGTGCGCAGCGTGGTGAGTGTTGGCCGCGTGAAGGGCACCGGGCAGCCTCCGTGTGGATCAGGGGCCGCTCAGTTGGTCCCAGGCAAATTGGTAGACGGACACCCCAGCCGGCCGGGTGACGGCGATGTGCAGGGCCAGCCCGCCGCTGCCGTAGAACGTCGGCACGACATCGACCGCGCTCGCCACGCCGTCGTCGATCAGCCATTGCAGCGCCCGCGTCGTGGTGTCGCGCGCCCAGTTCAGCGTGTCCTGATTGCGCACCCGCCAGAACGCCTGCCAGAGCCGACTGCCGATCTGGTCCTGCTCGTAGGTGTCGGCCCACCAGCCGCGAGGATCGCGCTGCTCGTCCGGCGGCAGGATGTCAGCAGGGTCCGAAACCTGATCGGTGAACAGGCTGATGAGGATGGCGCTCTCGAGGTCGTTGCCGATCGCCAGCCCGGCGCCGGACATCGCGAAGTCGCCGCGCGCGTTCGGCGCGTCCCACAGAAGCGAAATGTCCATGTCAGGTCCCCGGTGACGGCACCGACGTGCCGGCGACAGCGGTGCCCAGGCCGTGACGGTGCTGTTGGAGGGTGACCTGATCCCCGGTCGAGAGCCCGGCTATCACGCCGCCGGTCGCCTTGATGTCGCCGATCACGTGCAGCGTGCCGGTGACAACGATCTCGTGCTGCGTCAGCCGGATCGAGTTGCCCCACATATCGTGCAGCACGACCTCGCCGGTGTTCAGGCTCTTGAAGCGGTACTGCTGATGGCCGGTCGCGACCGCGATGGCAGAGGACCGCTCACCGTAGCCGTGCACCACCAGCTTGTCGCCGCCGACCGGCATCGCCGAACTGAAGCCGTAGTGGAACAGCACCGGCAGGTCATTGCGGACGGACAGCGGATCAAGCTGGCTCTGCACCGTCTGGATTGCCCCGGTGTCTTTCGGCGGCAGGGTGGTGCGCGCGAAGCTGACCCCGGCGCTCAAACGCATCCGCCGCTCAAGCCGGTCTATATGGCGTTCCAGAGCCGCCACACGGGCCTCGAGCGACCCGGACATCAGGACACCGTGCCAGGGGGCTCGGGCGGCTCAGACGGTTTAAAGTTGCTCTCTGGCGCACCCATCGTCTCGGCATTGGCGGCCGGCGGATCCTGCGGGCTCGGCGGCTTCGGCGCCTGCGACTGCTGCACGCCCTCCATGATCTGGCGATCCCACAGTTGCAGCGGCGACGGCTCAGGCTTGAACGCATCGGGCGGCATCAGCAGCAGATCAGCATGGGTGCCGGAATGGTCCTTGCGGTAGGTGACGCTGCCGATGATCCACTTGACCTCGCCCAGCTTGTGCGCGGGGGCCCTGATGGTCGCCAGCCGGTTCGGCTGCCATAGCTCGCCTTTGGTGTCGCGCCAGCTATCGCAGGTGATCTGCATGGCCTGACTGCGGCCGATGCGGCGCGCCATCTCCCAGTTCGCCCGTTCCTTGGCGAAGTCGAAGTCCGGCGTCACCTGCTCCGACACAATGATGCGCGGACGCTTGCGCGGCATCGTCTCGTCCTTGATCGGCGGCGTGCGCTGGTTGCCGATCGGGTTGATGTCGGAGTACTGCGCGACGGTGTTCCACACCACGGTGTATTCGGAAAACCTCTGGTCGATGGAGAGCGACGAAGCGGCGGCCTCGATGTTGCCCGGTTCCGTGAACCCGCTGCCCATTTCCTTGGTGCCGACGCGATCGATCACCAGCACGCCCTCGGCATCCTCGTAGAGCAGGAAGCCAGAGTAACGGGCGACACGCTCAAGAATTTCGTAGGAGGTCTCGCCGAGCGCCACCTGAAAGCCCGGGATCGAGCGGCCCTTGTCGTCACCGACCAGCCGCACCTTGAGCTTGAACGGGGTGAGCAGTTTGGTCGCCAGATCAAGCATGTCGGTGGCGCTGATGAACGCACCGACGAGCCCCATGCCGAGCAGATCGGCGGAGCAATCCACCAGATCGCAGCACAACCCTCGCCCGGAGATGGCGACCTCATGCGAGGTCACCGCCGTGCGGATGTCGTAGCGATCGACGTATCCTGTGACGACCAGATCGGCGCCGATCTTGACCTTCACCACGCCCGCCTTGCCGGGATCAGCGATCATCCGCTTGGGGTCGTTGGGATAGGCTTCGGCGGCGGCGAGCACGAAAGCGTTGGGGAACGACTCCGCGCTGCGCGTGATGCTGACGCCTTCCCAGCCGACCAGCTTGTCAGAGCCGATCTCGATCGAGACCTCGTCCTGCGGGTCCGCAGCCTGACCCCAGCCGAGGAACGACGTGACCGAGCCGAGGACGTCGCTCATGCCGCCAAGGCCTTGAAGCTCAGCGGCATGAACGCGGGATGCGGCACCGCGGCCTCGCCCACCAGTTCGTCCGACCGGGAGGCGTCGCGGTAGAGCATCTGCGCCAGCGTCAGCGCCGGCAGCGACGTGCGGAATGCGACGGTGGCGACTGGCGGCAGCGAAGCTCCACGCCGAGTCAGGTCGGCGACCACACCGGAGCGAAGGTCCTTCAGCGCGGTGTAGGCGTCGTCGTCACCTGCATCCCCGGCCACAGTGATTTCGGCGTCGAAGGCTGCGGCTATCAGCGCCCGCTGCGCCGCCGCGTCGTCATAGCTGTGCGGCTGATAGGAAGACGAGGCGCGGGCGAGGTTGGCGAGCGCCACGCGGCGACAGGCTGCCACGACGGCGTTGCCGACGCCTGCGATGTCGGCGCCGATATAGGAGCCGGTGTTGGGGATGACGTAGGTGAACCCGGCAAGGATCAGCAGCGTGCGCGTCTGATCGGCCGGGTCGGTCATCATCTGACGCATGGTGTCGGTCATCGCATCGAGCGCGTCGATCACGTCCTGCGCCGACGCCTGCGTGGTGCCGCCGATCGCCACCACGGCGGCGTCGCCAAGCTGCGCCACCTGATCGCGCTCGACGGCGATGTCAGCTTGCAGCGCAGGCACGGTCACGCTGTCCGCCTGCCGCACAGTGGCGTTGCCGACGTTGTAGCGACCGAGCGAGAACCCATCGGCGGCGACCATGCCGATCGGCATGGCGACCAGCATGGCGGGGTCGCTGGCGTAGCCCAGCGCGGCATTAGCGAACGCGGTGCCGGCGGCCTTGCCCGCACTGATGGTCGAGGCGCTGGCGTGCGATGCGGCGGCGACGCCACCGAGCGACGAGCCGACGCCGATCAGCGCCGAAGCGACCGATGCGAGCACGCCCACCGCCGCGCCGATCAGCGCGACCGGGAATATCTGCTCGCCCGCCTCTAGGAACTCGAACTGCACTTCGATGACGCGCATGGCGTCGCGCCGCACCGACGAGGCGCACGACGTCAGCGAGCAGCGCACCGCGCCGATCGTCGGATGAATGAGCATCCCCGGCCCTCGCGCCTCACAGGCGGCATCGAGGGCGAGTTGCATGGCCGGGGCGAGGTCGCCGATCAGATAGCCCGAGAACGAGTACTGCCGGGGCGCGCGGCCCATGTCCTCGACCCACACGCCGTCTCTGAACGAATAGTTGTGCACCGCCTGCTTGCGGCCCTTGCGAACGACGGCACCCGTCACGTGAAACGGGATGCCTCTCCACATCGCGTTCTGCAGCAGCGACATGAAGCCGCCGAAGCTGGTCGGCGGCGCGAAGCCAGTGATGTTCTGGAAGCCCGACATCAGGCGACACCTGCGCTCATGGCGGTTTCGATGCGTGGCGGTGCGGCGCGCACGGCGCCCCTGGTATCGACCTGCGCCGAGGTGCCGGGCGGCGCGCCACGCAGGTTCACGTCCACCCGGACATGGCCGGCCTGTCCGCCGCCGTTCTGGCGACCTCCCGCCGCGCCGGTTGGTGGGGGCTGAAAGGCCAGCGCCGGCGGCCCTGGCGCGGGCAGGCTGGACACGACGGTGCGGAGTTTCGCCTTGTAGTTCGGGTCGGTGTAGTAGCCGGAGCGGTCAAGCTCGTCGATCTGCGCATCAACCCCTCTGGCGGTACGGAATGCGGTGTAGCGCCGGCTGTTTTTAATCAGGTCGGCATACCCCTGCACGCTGCCTTCCATCGAGCCGTAGCCGGCGAAGCTCTGCGGCACGTCGACCATGCGACCGTTGATGAACTCCTTGGTCATCAGGAACGCGCCCTTGCCCTTGATGCCGAAGTAATTGTTCTGCGGTGCGCGCCGCCCCCAGCCTGACTCAAGCGCCGCCTGTGCGAAGATGATCCGGGCATCCACGCCGGTCTGTGCGCTCGCGGCTTCGGCGAGCGGCATCATCTTGCGGGTGAACTCCGCCTTGCTGATCGCCGAGTCGGCCTGCGTGTCGCCGGTGATCTGCCCGCCTTGGGCTGCCGTGCTGCCGCCGGGGTGATACCAGTCCTTCGGGTCCCATTGCTGGTAGGTGCGACCACCTGGGCCAGTCTCGCCGCTCATCTGCGGCATCGACGAGTCGTTGGAGGCAAGTTGTCGCGTGCCAGGGCCGGCATTGCTCGACTGCGGGCCGGGTGTCCCCTGGCGCTCCCTCTCGATCTTGTCGATCCGCTCTTTCTGTTCCTCGAGGCGCTTGTCCATCTCGGCGGCAGTCAGCGTCTCGCCCGTCTTCGGATTGGTCCACGAGAACACGTTGCCGAACTCGTCCATCGAGCCCGGCGTGGCGGACGGCTCGAAGCCGAGGTCGGCAGCACGGGCGCCCTTGGCTCCTGTCTCGTAGGCTGCGGCTGCCCCTGCGGCGGTCCCCACTATGGCTCCCGTCACCGGGTTTGCCAGACCGAGCAGACGCAGCACCCAGAGTGCCGGCTTGATCGCCACCAGCCCGGTGACCGCGATGCCGATCTTGGCAATGCTATCGGCGAGGTCCTGGTTGTTCTGGATCCACGTTGAGGTGCGCTTGAGGATTTCAGTCACCTTTGGCGCGTAGTGATCCACCAGCCGGTTGCCGACGCCCTCGATCGTCTCCGACAGATTGACCCAAGCGTGGTTCATGTCCTCGGCGTGCTTCACCATGTCCTTGGACATCACGCCGCCGGTCTTTAAGGCCTCGTTCTGCAGGTCCTCGAACGCCTTGCGGCCGTTCTTCAGTGCCGGCAGCATCTCGGTGCTGATACCGAGCGACTCAAGCGTGCGGGCCTGCGTCGGGGCGTCCATGCCCTTGATCGCCTCGGCCACGTCGCCCAGCACATCGGCGACCTGACGGAAACGATGCTGGGCGGCGCTGCCGGGATCGACACCGAGTTGCTTGAATGCAGCGACGGCCGTGCCGCTGCGCTCCCACGCCGCGTCGCCCATGGTTTTCTGCAGCCCCGCCATCGAGCTTTCGAGGGCGGACGTGCTGACCCCGACGAGGCGCACCGCGCCGCGCAGCGCGCCGAGCTTTTCGACCGGCGTGTTGAGTTGGTAGGCGATGTTGGAAGTACTCTGGCCTAGCTCGGCGAAGCGACGGGTCAGCGCCGCCATGCCGGCGAGCGTCGTGGCGCCGGTCAGCGCCGACATCGCCGGCACGATCTTGTCGAGTGAGCGGTAGAAGTCGGCGGAACTGGTGGCGGTGCTCTTGAAGCCTTCGGTAAGCCGCGTCAGGCCCGACGTGTCCGCGCCGACCTTGGCACCCTGGGCCGACGTGGCGGCCATCTTCTTCGCCATCGCGTCGAGGCGCTTGTTGATGTCGTCGATCGTTTTCGACGCGCCATCTTTGGCGGTGATGGTGACCGAGAAGCCGCCGGTGCTGCCTGACATCACCGCCCCCGTTCAGCGTCGTGCACCTGCCGCATCAGCCGGTTCCAGCGCATCAGTTCGGGCAGCGGCAGCGACATCGCCCAGGCGATCCCGTCGCCGTAGAAGCGCGCCGTCATGGCGAGGCCGACGCGCAGTTCATCCGACTCGCCGAGCAGCGGCAGCCATTGCGCACCGGCCCAGATCACGTCCGGCAGACGGACTACGCCGGCGACGACGCGACCGGCCTGCGCAAAGGGGGCGGGGGTGGCGCTCCCGCGAAGCTGTCGAGGTACTGGCCCATCTGGTCGGCCAACCACGCCGGCAGGGTGAGCAGCGCTTCATACGGCACGCGCTCGGCGCTGATGGTGGCGATCAGCCGCAGCGCGACCTCCATGCCACTGGACCCGCGCACCGCAGTCGCCTTGAGCACGTCCCCGGCGGTCGGCGCGCGCAGCGTGATGGTCGGGTAGGTGGCCGAGCCGAACGCGAGCGGCGTCGCAAGCTCCCAGGTGACGGGCTCAGGCGGGGCGTGCCATTCGCCGTTGGTATAGCTCATCCGACGCCGAGTTCCTGAACGGTGCCCTGCGCGCCCTCGAAGCGGAAGTCGAAGGTGGCGTCGGCGCCGGACACCGCCGGCCGAGCGATGTACCAGAGATTATGGCCCACGACCTGCTTGCCATTCGCCAACTGAACCACAACCGTCGCGTCGGTTAACCCCACGAAGCCCGACACGTTCACGCTCTGCGCGTCGCGGAACTTCCCGGCGATGTAGGCGGCCACCGGCAATTCGCGGTAGCCGTCCACGCCGGAGAGCGAGGTCATGGTCTCGCGCTCGACCGGCCCAGGGTCCCAACTGAACTCGGTGACATTGAAATTACTCCCGTCGACCGAGAAGCTTGTGATTCCGGCCAGACGCCTGTTAGTCGGAGTTGATGGCGCCAAAGTTCCTGACATCGGGCTCTCCTTTCATCTTGCGACGCAGCGACCTATGAGGCCGCGTCCTGTTGTCCTCCGCCCATAACGGCCGGAGATTGGTGTAGTGGAACGCCAACCTCTGCTGGTCAGGATCGGTCAGATCGAACGTGCAGACCTGCCTGATGTGATCGACATGCCAGCCGTGCATCGTCCAGTTCGCCCAGGACATACCGGGCAGGAATTGCGCCTCGATGTGCTGCTTCAGGGTCGGAAGATCGCAGCCGCACAGTTCCAGCGTGCCCGCCGCCTTGGCGATCCGTTTCTTTCGCATGGCGGCTTGCAGGCGGCTCCTTAAGGCCTTCGCCAGCCTGAACTGGATATCGACCTTCTTACGGTCTGTATCGTATCCGGGGTTCTGCTTGCGCCACTCGACCATGTAGGCGATGCGCGCCTCGCGATTGCGCCTGTAGTTTTCCTTATTCAGCAGGCGATGCTGCTCGGTGTTGGCGGCGTAGTCCGCTTTGCGTTTGGCCTTGATCTCGTCCCGGTGTTCGACGTGCCACCTGCGCACAGCGGCGATCGACTTCTCGCGATACTTCGGTCGGTCGCGCCTCGCCTTCTCTCGGTATGGCTCAGGATTGGCTGCCCGCTTGCTGTTCCGCGCCGCATTGTAGACTTCCCGCTTCGCAGCATAGCGAGCCTTGTTACCGGCATTGATGCGATCGCGGCATTTTGCGTACTTCTGCCGGTCATACTCCCGCTGTCGCTCGCGCCGCTCATCCTCCGACGTGGCGACGGGCCGATAACGCAAACGAGCCTCATCAGGCACAGGCAGACCAAGTCTGATGGCACGATCGCGCACCCGTTGGCGCCGAGACTCTTCCCGCCGCCTCTCGGTGTAGGCATCATTGTCCTTAGCCACTGTGGGCACCCCATTGCCTGCGTTGGTCAGAGGGGCCGTGGCGTTACAGCGCCCGGCCCTTCGCTATATCACATGGGTATTAGTCAGAACGTTACTATGTCGTCTGGCGGAACTGCACAAGACAGGCGATTTGGACTAACTGATCGCTGAAGTTTATTGGAAGATACAACAAGACTTGGCCCTTCTGCCCCTTCCGGGCGTAGCCGTTCTTCGCGAACGTTGCGACGTCCTGCACCACGAACACCGAGGCCAGATACGCATAGATGGCGACCGTGCTTTGGAAGATCGTGGAGGGCGTCGTGGCGGGCGCACCGGGCGGGATGGGGGTGCCGTCCTCGACCAGGATCTTGCCGGCGGCGATATACATCGAGGTCAGTTGCGACTTGATGTAGCGCGCCGAGTAAGCCGCCTGGAACATCAGGTTGGTTTGCAGGTAGCTGTCGTCGATCTGCCCGCTCGGGTTGGTCTGCCACATGGTGATGCTGCGGTCGATGCGCGACTGACCGGCGGCATCCACGAAGAACGTGCTGACACCGTCGTAGAGCAGCACGTTGCGGCTGGCCGGCGTGTCGCGCGAGGCGACCGGCGGCGCCAGCAAGTTGAGCGCCTGATCGGTGACCCCCATCGCCGGGTTCACCCGGATGCGCGCCGCGTGCGCCCCGGCAAAGTCCGCAGCCTCGAGCCACGCCGGGGTCGGGCTGTCGTAGAAGCCTAGACACGAGACGTGCTGGCTGTTGCGCCCGTTGCCGAACGACGAGCGCGCCGCGACCGTGCCACGGTAGGCGGTGAACACGTGGCCGTACAGCATCTCGATCGCCGACCACCTGCCCGACTGATCGGACAGGAAGTTCTCAAGCGCGGTAAGGCTGACCGCGTCGGTGTAGGGATTGGCGATGAAGTCGAACGGCATTTCGCCGCAGTTGGCGAGCCCGGCGGTCAGCACCGGATTGGTGGTGCCGACCACGGTGGTGGTGATGGTCAGCGTAACCCCCGGCGGCAGCACTTCGCCGTTTCTCGCCCCGTAGTAATTCACCCGGAGGTCGATGTCGGCGGCGGCGGCGCCCTTGTGGTCAGCGGTCACGGTGACGGTGCTGGAAGCGACGCTGGCGGTCACAGGCATGACCATGCCGGTGTTGTTGATGGCGGCGGCGATGTTGGTGGCGATCGCGGTTGAGGCATCGCCGCTGTTCACGCTGACCGGCACCGCGACGCCGCCGACATAGAGCACGATGGTGCCGACCGCCGTGGCCGGGCCGGCGACCACGATGGTGCTGGCGCCCGCGAGGCCTGCGGCAGCGTCGGCCACGGGCAGCACCCAGCATTCACCGAACGGGTCCTGCGCGCGGTAGGCCGCGTACATGTTCGCCAGCATCGAGTTGACGCCGGCGAGCCCGTTGACCTGATCCTGGCTGTAGCCGAGCACCGGCGTGTCGACCGGGCCGGTGCCGATGGCGAGCTTCTGGCCGATGATGAGCGCGCGGAGCGGCTGGATCGCAGTATTTGCCTGCGACGGATCGAACTCAGCGTAGACACCGCTCGGGCGCCAGGTCTGCGCGGGGAAGTAACGAAATGCGAGCGTGCCGGACATGGCTTATGCCTCCCTGGCGGGCTTGATCGCCGTCGCTTCTGGCAATTCCGGTTCCGGCGCATCGGCCAGTTCGATGTCGCCGTCGCGCAGACGCGCGTGCCAGTACTGCGTGTCGGGAACTTCGGCCCCTTCCGCCGGGATCACGCGGCGCGGATCGGTTGGATCGCGCACGATGAGGCATTCGCCCGGACGCTCCGGGTCGGCGGCAGGCTTGACGAACATGAAGGGCCTCCGTGGCTGGGCGCTTAGGCAAAGTCCTCGGTGAAGTCCTCGGTGAAGTCGTCCGCTGCGCCGGGCTCGATGTCCTCGACCCCGGCGATAAACACGACCGGCGGATCGAGGGTGGTGAAGGTGCTGGTGATCCCCAGCAGCGGATCGCCACTGATGGCGAACCCGTCGCCATCGGTCAGTTGGACCTCGATCGAGTAGTCGTACTGCCAGAACAGCCGCGCGCGATCGAACTCGATCAGCCGGCCTCCGGCATAGCGCAGGCCGCTGGTGCTATGGACAGGATCGGGGTTCCAGTTCAGCAGCGCGCCGTGCAGCGCGTATTTCATCGCGTGGACCTGATCCACGCCGCCCTGGCCGCGCCGGTCGGCGGTCGCATCGAATTCTACAATGATGCCGATGCGCTCGGTGACCATCTGGTTGAGGTTCGGGCCGGACATCGGATCGAGGTCGGTCGCCTCGTCATCGAGCGGGATCACAACGGCGGTCGGATAGACCAGCGCGCCCTTGCTGTCGGTGAACGCGACGATGTGCTCAGTGCCGGTATCGAAGTCAGCCGCACCACCGACACGACCCTGCAATGGCGCGCAGTACTGCCGCACCTGTCCGATCACGAGGTCGAGGTTCACTTCGGCAACGCACCACGCGCGGCACGGCGGAACTTGATGTCGGCGATGATCGCGGCGCCGATGCGCTCGTTGAGCCCGGCGGCGCTGACCTCATTGAGCGCGCGCGATAGGAACGGGTGCGGCAGCAGGACGCGGCTGCGGTTAACGGCCGACTTGTTCATGCGCAGCGTGCCGCTCTTGGTGACGTGCATGTTGGCGCGGCGCGTATCGCCACCGCCGCCCTTGGCGCCCTTTTCGAGGAACAGCGCGTAGTAGCCCTGGTTCTTCGCTGCGGCGGCGTCGATGATGTTCACCGTCCGACTATTCCGCGCGAGCCTGACCTTGATCGAGGACGCCAGCACGCCAGTGCGGCTGACTGGCGGAGCGCCGGGCATCGAGACGTGCTTCTTGCCACCGAGACGACGGGCGCGGATCAGCGCGCGGGCGCGGGCCGCGACCTCGGTGCCGGCGGCGCGCAGCACTTGGCCGAGCTTCTTGCGCCCGACCGATAGCTGCATTTCCGGCGGCACGGAGACGTCCAGGGAGAACAGGTCAGCCATCGGCGCGTTTCTCCAACTCGCAGTCGAGGGCCACGAAGCGCTTGCGCCCCTCGATCTCGCGGATGCGGTGGATGCGGAACATTTCCTCGCGCACGGTCTGGTCCGGCCGCAGCGAGCGGCGGAACACGACATGCGTGGTGTCGATCCAGTCGAGGAACCGCAGCGTGACGATATGCGTGGCACGCACATCGACCTGCATCCCGGCATAGAAGGTCAAGCTGCCAACTGGCTGGACGTTGGCGCGGACCTCGAGGATATCGCGGAACGTCTCGACGATGCCCATCGTCACCGGGTCGGCGGCCTGCCCGCGCTGGGCGACGGTCACCACCCAGCGCAGCGTGCCGATCGCCGGGTTGTCGTCACGCGGCACGTCACACCCACATCAGCCGGTCAGGATCCAGCAGCCATTGCACGGCTTGCGGCAGGTCTGCGCCGACGTCGCCTCTCTGCTCGTATAGCCATGCCGTCGTCATCAGGACGGCCTGCAGGATGTTGCTCGGCACCGTGGTCGGGTCGTTGCCGTAGCCGGCGATGAAGTTGACGGCGAGCGAGCCGATCTGCGCGTTGCGCAGCATCCGTCCGTCGGTCATCTCAGTTTCCAGGCCGACGCGCACCTGCGGCGGCGTCACGCCGAGCAGCGGGATGTAGCCGGTGCGCGGCGGTGGCATGAAGGGCACCACGGTCGGCGGGATCGTCGTGACATTGCCCCGGTCGTCCGTCACCACGACCGACGAGACCGACTGCACCGGCGCACGGGGAAGTTCGAGAGGGTTCTCGAAGAAGTGCCGATCGGGCCGCAGCACCGGCTCCGGCAGCACGGTGTAGAGCAGCGTTTGGGTGAGCAGGCAGCGCGACAGATAGCGCTCGGCCATGGTGCGCGCGGTGGTCATGTAGATGGCGATTAGGTCGTCATCGGCGGTGAGGTCGATGCGGCAATGACGGCGGGCTTGGTCCAGCGTCACCGGCTCGCTCGCCGGTGGCACCGTCACGATTAGGTTGCTCGCCATGCTTGTGACCCTTCCTCGGATAGCGCCCGGGCCGCATCATGCGGTCGAGGTAGCGGGCCGCCCGTATCAGGCGGCCCGGCCCCTTGGGATCAGATGTCAACGTAGCTGTTCGGCAACGTGGCGCCCTGGAAGGCGCCGAGGATGTGCAGCCGCGCCGACGTGATGTTGCCGGCGGCACTCGCCCCGGTGGTCAGCGCGATGCAGTCATAACCCCCGGCGACGTCCATGCAGGACTCCGGCGTGATCTCGAAGACGACGATCTTTCCGAACACCCCAGCGTCGGTGGTGTAGCCGGCGGCGGGCGGCCGCGACACGAGCGCGTCGGAGGCGGTGGTGTTCAGGTTCGACCAGATCGGCGTCGAGCCGAGCGCCTTGCCGCCGGCACCGGAGACGTTGGTGGCCTGCTGTAGCGACAGCGCGACGGTGTTGGCCGCGCCCTGCGCCATGTGAACCTCGACATAGGCCTTGAGCGCGTTGCGCAGGCTGCGGAACGGGCTGGTGCGCCCCGCCGCGTCGGCTGCCGGCGGCAACAGTTCGATGGGTGGGATCTGTGCGACGAGGCTGAATTGGCGAGCCATGGTGGTGTGCTCCTGCCGCCCCCCAGCGCGGCATTAAGGACGGGACGGCGCGATGGGGGATCGCGTCGCAGATGCGGACGGCGTGACGCCGACGGGAGCGCCACGCCGAGGCCCCCGACCGAGGGAGGAAACGGCCTGCCGGTCGAAGCTGGCTAGCGGGACTGCAAGGTGATGAAGGGGCTCTTGGTGAGGCCCTTGTTGGGAGTAATCGGCACGTACCACATCGGCCTTCCGTCCACCCGGTAGGTGATGCGGAACACCATCTCGTCGGTGAGAAAGGCCACGTGCATCGAGGTCGCCGCTTGCACGCCGTTCTTGTCGACCAAGGTGTACTGGCTCAAATCGGCCAGCAGCACGTCGCCCTCGCCGCCCAGCGTCGAGGCATACTCGGTGAACACGATCTCGCGGCCCATCAGCGTGCCGTAGGGAGCGCCGGACAGTCCGCCGGGCGGCATGAAGACCAACTGGCCGCCGGCGCTGGACACGCCCACGCCCATCTGCATGAGCGAGGGCATGATGTCCTGCTGCATGTACCATTTGGCGTTGGTCATGCTGCGGGCCCACAGCCGCGCCCACATATTGATCGCGTTGCTGGCGGTGAAGGTGCCGGCGGCCTGCCCGCTATCCTTGGGAACGGCGATCTTGGCGCCGGAGTTCATCACCCCCAACGGCATCCCGGCGCCACTGCCCTCGAAGATGGCGTCTTCGGTCATCCACATGATTTCCTCGCTGAACGCCTGCGAGGCGATGGATGTGAGAGCCGCCTGGTCCTGCAGCAGTTCGTCCGTGCAATACATCACGGACATCAGCTTCTTCAGGTCGAACTCGACGAGACGGAACTTCGGCCGCGACGGGGCGACTGCGGTGCCTTCGCCGATCCACGTGCTGGTGACGCCGCCCCAGCGTGATCCGGTGGCGCGGCTGGTCTCGTCGACGCCGGGAATTTTGAGGCCGTTGGAATTAGCGCTGATCGGGATCTTGTTGACCTCGCCGATGATCTTCCCGAGGTCGTGGGCCAGCATGAAGATCGAGGCGGCGAAGTCCACCTGCACCAAGAACCCTCCGCCGGTCGGATCGACCTCGGATGCCCCGGTCGGCGCACGCACGAGGCGGCGGTCGGTGTCGGAGCCCTTGCTGCTGTAGTGGCGGAAGATCGCCTGTAGCTGCTCGCCGAAGCCCCGGAAATGCGTGTCGGCGCGCGGGGTGAATTCCATCCCCCTGCGAGCGAGGCCGAGATAGTCGTCGAAGCCGCGCAGCTTGCCGGGGCGCGGGTCCATGCCACGGATCTGCGACAGCGTGCGCTGCATCGGGTTGATTTCCTCGGCGCCATCATCGTCATTGCCGCCACGCGGCGCCGGGCGGGCGAGTTTGGCCTGCCGCGCCTGGGCCTTTTCCAGGTCGATGATCTTGCGCTCGATCTCTTCGATCTCGCGCTCCTTGACCGCGAAGTCTTTGGTGCCTGCCAGTCTGGGCAAGGCGTCCACTGCCGTGCCCAGCGCGGCACGGAGCGCGTGCAGAGTGCTCATGTTTTAGGGGCTCCATTGAGAGGATGGGCCGTCACCGCGACGGTCCGGACACACCTTGCCCAAGGGCGGGTTAAAGGGCAGTTGCGCCGGTCAGACCGAGCGCAGGCGGCTCCGCAACGCCTCGGCGCGCCTCAACTGCCGCGCGCGTTCCTCCGGATCGGGCTTATCGTCGGGATCGTCCCCGTCAGGGTCCTCGTCGCCGCCGTTCAGTGACTCGACGACGTCGCTCAGGAGGCCGATCGCCTTACGCGTGCACTCGGTCTCCGCCTTCCCGAAGGCGTGCGCCGACTTGATGTGCTTGTGCGCCATCGCGATCGCGTCGTGGTGCTCGGTCGGCAGATCATCATCGGGATCATCCCCGACCTCGCGCAGCGTGACGCCGGCCACGAGCGACATTTCCACCAGGCGTTGCACTAGCTTCTCGAGGCGGCGCAGCCGTTTCTCGTTGTCGTCGTCATCATCCTGCTTGGCGCCGCCCTTGCCGTGGATGGCACATTCGTTGGGATCGATCATCCCGCAAGAGTCCCCGGCTTTGCGCCCGCATGTGGCGCCACCAGGGGCCTTGTCCTCAGTGTCGTCCGGCTTGTCCTCGGGATCGTCTTCGGCACGCCTGCGCGTGCCAGGGCGGCGTGCCATTGGCTTCTCCTTTGCGGCTTGACGGAGGGCTTCGAGTTCCTTGCGGGAGACCAGCACGCGATTGCTCTCGACGCCCGCGCCATCGAGAGTGCGTTCGGCCCACTCGGCGAGCGGGCGCGTGTCGATGCCTTTGCTGCGTGCCGCGACCAGCGCATTGGCGTTGGCGGGCACCGGGCAGACCGAGATTTCCAGAAGCTCCTGGCGCTTAAAGTCGATGCCGAAGCCGCGTGACGGGTCGTTCTCGACGAACGAGTATTCGAGCGGCAGGAAGCCGACGCTGACGGCACGCAGGAACCGGCCGAGCAGCAGCCGGTAGATGGTCTCGGCGAAGGCGTAGGTGCCGGCGTCGGCGAACTCTATGTCGCCCAGCAGTCGCGTGTCCTCGACCGCGAGGTTGCTGGCGCGGCCGATCGGCGGGGCCGACGCATCGTGCGCCCACAGCGCGACAGGGTTTTCGAGGAACTTGTCCGTCACCCACCCCTCGGGGTCGATGGTATCGCCCATGCGGTCGATGCTGCCGTCGCTGAACACGAAGCGCAGGGACCGCTCGCCGGCCTCGACCGGATCAGCGGTGCTGATGCGATACACGCCACCGGCGGGCCGCTCGTTCTTCAGCGCAAAGGCGCGGAAGCTGGCAACGTCGATCAGGTTCATGGAGACCTCACCAGAGCGGGGCGTGGCGGAACGCCAGGGGTTCGACCACCAGCACGAGCGCGATCGCTTCAAGGATGATCGTCACAACCCAGATCGGCTGCGGCATCCCCGCGAACCACGTCAGCAGGAACAGGCAGATGATTTCGAGCACGTCCACCATGGTGATCGCCCTCCGTCACAGGTCAGGGGCCGCCATCCCTCGACGGAGGGTGTCACCGTCCGGCCTCACCGCGTGGGATCTTGGCCGTCAGCGCCAATGCGGCATCGGCAGCAGGCCGAACACCAGCAGCAGCACGAGGATCAGCACGACGAGGCCGAGCCCGCCGCCGTATTGGTAGGCCCCCCAGCCGTACCTCGGCCCGTAGTAGCCCCCGCCGCCCAGCAGCAGGACGAGCAGCAGGATTATCAGGATCAGACCCATCGGGGTCAGCCCGGCTTGTGCTCGGGTTCATGGCGCGTCGCGTGGTTCCGGTGCGCGCCGCGGGCCGCCTGGGTGCCGGCCGCCAGGTCGGCGATGACCACGGCGTTGGATGGCGGCGCCGTCGTCTCGCCGATCACGTTGGTTGCCGTGACGATGCAGGTCGCGGTCTTGCCGATGTCCTCTGGCGTCACCGTGTAATCCGCCGCGTCGGTGCCGGCGTTCACCCCGTCCAACTGCCATTGATAGGCGTAGGTATCCGGCTCGCCCTGCCAGTTGCCCATTGTGCAGTTGAGGGTGGCACCAGTCTGCGCGACGAAGGGCACATCGACGTTCACCGGCGCCACCGGCAGCGGCGGCAGCACGACGGAGGCCAGCGCCTCGAGTGCGGCGACCATCGCCTGATAGTCGCCGTTCCGGGCGTGCGACATCTGCGCGTAGTAGTTCACCGCGACGTTGTGCAGTTCGTCCTCGGTCAACTCAGGCGCGGCCTTGCCGGTTCGCTGGGCCATGTTGGTCTCCTATGTTCGGGTTACACGCCGGGCGCGGGATCGTCGGCAGGGTTGCGCTCCGGATCGCCGTCACCGCCCTGCGCGGGCTTGCCGGTCTGGTCGCTGCCCGGGCCGGCATCCTTGTCGGGCGGGATCCAGCCGAGGGGCGCCATGTTCGTCGCCTGCAGCACGTCATCGCCGTTGGGCACGTTGGACAGTCCCTCGCCGCGCCGGCCCTCGTTGACCGACATCCACGGCCCCCCGATCGCCTGCCGGTAGGCGGTGAAACGCGACAACAAATCGGCCTTCAGGAAGTGCCCGTAGTCCCAGTCGAGAAATAGGGCCTCGCCGTCGAGGTCGAAGAACAGCTCGCAGCGGGCTTTCCAGCGTTCGCAATACCCCGAGATCGGTCCGTTCAAATACTGCTGGCCCATCTGCACCATCGCCGGGCCCTCATTCTCGCCCTCGATGGCGAGCTTGTAGGGCGGCACGTCGAAGGCGCGGGCAATATCGCGGATCTGAAAGTTGCGGCTCTCAATGAACTGACTGTCGACCATCGTCAGGCCGAGCGGTTGCCATTTTATGCCCTGCTCGAGCAGCGCGGTGCCGCCGGAGTTGCTCGGACCTGCTTTGGTGCGCTGCCAGCGGTCCTCAAGCATCTTGCGGGCCTCAGGCGTCAGTTTGGCGTCCGTGCTCAGGATCCCGCTCGTCCGCGTGCCCTGACCGACGAAGCGCGCCTGGTGTTCCTCGAGGCCCATCGACAGGCCGACCGACTCGCGCACCATCGTCAGGCGTGAGGACCCGTAGAGCGAATTCCACTGCGGCATCCAGCGCAGATGCAGCACGTCCTCGGACGGGATCATCAGCGGCTGCTCGCGAAGCACCGCGAGCTCGTGCAACCCGTTCCGCGTGACCCAGTAGAACCAACTGCCGTCAGGGGCTTCCCAGATGCCAACGCGATCGGGGTAGAGCGGCACCAGCCGGATCGGCACGCCGCGGCCGTTCCTGACCGCCACCGCATAGGCGTTGCCCCGCAAGACGAGCGACGCCTGAAGCATTTCTTTGAATTCAAACGCCGATTGCCATTCATTCGGCGCGCGAAGCAGGCGGTGCAGATAGTGGTCGGTCGCCGGCTCCTTGCCGCCGTTCGGCAGGCGGCGAAACACGCCGAGCGGTATCTTCGCCACGTCCTCGGCCAAGATCGCCACGCAGGCCATCACCACGACATGGCGCATGGCGCTGATGCCGTTGACGTCGATGCCGCTGCTCGACGCGCCGTAGCCGTCCCACTCTCCGAACAGCCGGTCGGTATCCTTGCCGTCGCCGTCGGCGGCGCGTCGATTGGCGAAATCTGCGACCCTTTGCCAGAAGCCCATAGATCAGCCTCCCGGCTATTCGAGGATCAGCAGGTCGCGCCCGTCAGCGTACGGCCGATCGTCCTCCACCATTGACCTGCCGACGGCCATAATCAGCGCCGTCAAACCATCGATACGACCAATCGAGTGCTTCTTGGTGGGCATCCGGTTGTCGTTCTTGTCGGTCTGCACCATCAGGTTGCTCGCCATCCAGGCCAGCACTTCATTGCCGCCGTGCTCGATCCGCTCGGCCAGCAGCCGCGCCTCGAGCTCCTTGCACGGCGCCGTGTAGCTCCTGATGCCCTGGATGAACTCGTGCACCGGCAATGCCTGATCCGCGAGGCTGGAGGCCAACTGCGCCGCGTTCCAGGGATCGAAGGCGATCGACACCGCCTCGAACAATCGGCAATCCTCGATCACCGCCGCCTGGATCTCATTGTGGTCGATCACGTTGCCGACCGTCGCCTCGATCAGACCGGCAGTGATCCAGCGCTGATACTGCACCCGGTCGCGGGTTGACTTCTCCTCGACCGTGTCCCCTGGCATCCAGAAGCGGCAAACCACGCGCCAGCGTTCGCCATCCTCGACCGGGGGAAACAGCTTCACCCATGCGGAAAGGTCGATCTTCGAGGACAGATCGAGCGCGCCGAAGAACGCGCGGCCATGCAGCATCGCGGGATCAAATGGACCCTCGGTATTCCTGCGCCACACGTCCATGTCGATCGCTCGCGTGGCGTCCGACGTCCTGATGTTCAAGCGTAGCCGCTTGAACGCGACCAGCGCCGGCGGGCTGTGCGCCGCCTTCAATGCCTGGCGCTTGAGGTCGTCCAGCTTGACGCTGACGCCGAGGTTCGGGTTCGCCTTGATCCAGACTTTCGGGTCGTCCCAGGCATCGCCCTGATCCAGCGTGTAGATCAGCGCCAGGTAGCTGTCGTCCTGCACGGTGCGCTCGAGCACCTGAACCGCGTAGCCGTTTTCCTTGGCGTAGACCGACTCCGGGTTGTCATCGCCCGCCGTGGTGATGATCCAGAGCAAGGGCTGACGTCGCGCGCCCATCGCGGTGTCGAGGACATCGAGCACGGCGCGGGTCCGGTGCTTGTGCAGCTCGTCGATCAGCACGCAATGCGGGTTCAGGCCATCGAGGGTGCGTTCATCCGACGACAGCGGCTCGAACTTGCTCGCCGTGCCGTCGATCGAGAGGTTGGCCTTGAACACAGCGACCTTCCGGCGCAGGTCGGGGGAGGCGCGCACCATGCGTTGCGCCTCGGCGAAGATGATGAGGGCCTGTTCCTTCTTGGTCGCCGCCGCGTAGACCTCGGCCCCCGGCTCTTGGTCAGCCACCAGGGCGAAGATGCCGACGCCGGCCGACAGGGTGCTCTTGCCGTTCTTGCGGGCCACTTCCTCGTAGACCGAGCGAAACCGGCGCGTGCCGTCGCGGCGATACCAGCCATAGACGCTGCCGACCACGAACTCCTGCCAGGGCGCGAGCACCACCGGCTTGCCATGCCACTCAGCCTTGCTGTGGCGCAGATAGTCGCTGAAGAACCGTACCGCGTAACGCGCCCACTCAGGGCTGAAGACCAGGCCGCGCTTGGCCCCCTTTGCCAGATCGTCGAAGTGCCGCTCGCAGGCCAGGCGCACGTAGCGGCACGAGACGATCCGCCCGGTGCAGATGTCGTGGGCATAGGCACTGACCGGATCGACCGAGCGTTGCGGACGCCGTGGGAGGGTGACGCGCCGACGGGCCATTGTTCAATGCAGCGAAGGGATCCGGGGTCGCACTGACAGGTACTCGTCCAGCTCCACATCGGCGCGCGCGGTGCGGATGGGCGTGGCATCTGGCAACGGCATGAGACCGTTAGCGAGGCGGGGTCGGGACACTGGCGTGAACCCAAGCTGTTCGGCCGCGCGCAGGATGATGGCCGCCTGGCGGTTGAGGATCAGCAGGTGGACCGATTGCTTGCCATCGACCAGAAGGCCGCCACTGGCGAGCTCCTGCCGCGCCTGCCGGTGCAGATCAGAGGCGATCACCCACACGCGCAACGCGCCGGCGTCGATGCGACGCAGGATCCCGGGCGGCGCGTGCGCGATCGCCTCGTCCCACTCGGCGCGCTGCACCGCGGTGAAGTCGTCCGGCGGCTCGAGCGTTGATGGTTCGGCCGGCTCCATCTTTTGCCGCGACGCGACCTTGCCACGCAGATGCGACGGGTCTCCGTGCAGCGCGTGCAGAGCGGTGGGTTTCGGCTTGCGGCCGCGCATCATGGGAATTCCTTCCGCCACCAGCGCGCCCGGGGTGTTTTAATTTCCCGCGCGGACGCGCGCGCTTCCGCCCCGTTACCTCGGGAGCGAGCCGGTGCCGAGCGACACCCCCTACCCCTGCGCGAGCGTGCGAGCAGCGAGCTAGCAGCCGAGCAGCCGAGCAGCGAGCAGCGAGCAGCGAGCGAGCGTCAGAAGCCGCCGTGTGCGCCGCCCTTCTCAGGGTGCCGCCGGTTGTGGCACGGCCCGCAGCACGAGAGCAGGTTGGAGGGCACGTCCCGTCCGCCCGCGCTGCGCTCGACGCGGTGGTGCACCGTGGTCGCCACAGTCAGGCAGCCGGGCAGTCGCAGACGACAGCGATGGGCGTCGCGCTCGAGCACAGCAGCCCGCACCTTGCGCCACTCGGGCGAGTGATAGGACGCGTACTTCGCGTTGCGTGCACGGGTCTCAGCCTGGGTTGGCACACGAGGCCGCGCGGCCTGATGGACGGGTGGACGCCAGGGCATCAGATACCAGACCTAGCGTCCGGCACCGCGATTCCCGCCCAGTGTAGTGTTTTCATACCGTTGAGCACTTTGCTGTGTCAAACTTTTAAGACGAGACGCCATCCCACTGACCGGACGCCCGCTGCTGGTCGAGTTCGCCGGCATAGTGGTCGGCCAGCACGTCCAGCACGCCAAGCAGCCGGCCCATCTCGACCTGGGGATTACGCCCGGTTGTCTCGGCGCACCAAGCCTGCAACGAGTGGTTGAACAGCACGATGGCGGTCAGCAGCGCCCGCTGGGAGGGCGCAAGGCGGGTCAGGGCACGGCACGCCTCCCGCTGCGCGGCCGACTGGCGGAGAGCACCCACGCTAGGGCCTGCCAGAGGCCCGTACAGGCCGCCGAGCCCCAGCAGGCCATATCCTCCCTGGGAACCGATCACAGCCATGTCCACGGCGCTCCTGAGCAGGTCAGCGGCGGCGATATGGCGTGGGGTGATCTGGCTGCCGGGAGACCGGGACATCCGCCGCAGCGGGCAGTAGGTCCGGTAGCCGTCGATCTCGCGGGGCCGGTGCTGGGCGTTCGGCCGCAGATCGTCCGGATCCCGCCACTGGCTCCGCATCACGGCCGTGGGCCCGCCCTGGCTGGCCTGCTGGCGCACCAGGGGCGGTCCCAAGGGGTCGACCCGCTGCACGTGGCGCAGGCGTCGGCTCATTCGGCAGCTTCGCGGGTTGCCACCGCCTCGGTCAGCGCGGCGTCGATCCTGCCCCACCGCTGCTCCGCTGCGGCACGGCGTGCCACGCACACCGGGCAGTCCGCCGTGCTGCCGGTGCTGCCGCGTGGCCGGCGGTGGCCGAAGTGGCACGTGATGGCGGTCCGCCGCCTCCGCTCCGGCACGGGCGCGCCTGTGTCCGGCCGGATCACCAGAACTCCCCGGCCAATTCGGCCTCGAGTGCCCGCAGGTAGCGCAGCAGATCGCGCATCAGGCCGCGATCGAGGATCAGCACCGCCGGCGCATTGGACGCCATCACGGCGGTCTCGAAGGTGCTGAGTTCGGGCGGCGGCGCAAGGCGGTTCATTTCGGCAACTCCGGCACACGCTTCCGACCACCCGGCAGCGGGTTGACGATGTCGAGTTGTTCGGGCGTGAGATGATAGGCGCGCGGGCGGGGCACGGACGGAGGATCAGCCCCGAGGTCATTGTTGCTCGGCTCGCGGTAGAGCGGTTCTGACCGCATCGCCTGCGTGATCTCCCGCACCCTGGCCGCGACATAGGCGCGTTCCTCGGGTGTTGGCTCAGGCCGTGGCTCCGGAGTTGGTGGCGGCAATGCGATCGGCATCGGTCGACGTTCGCGCCACCAAGCGCGCAGGTGGTTGTACACCTCGGCGTAGGACGGGAAGAACTTGCACTGGCGCGCGACGGCCGAGAGCGAGTCCTGTGTGAACGCATCCGGCGGGAAGTCGTCCTGCAGCATCGGCACGTAGGCGAGCGTTTTCATCTCGGCCTCGGTCGGCGTCATGTTGTCGCACGTCAGCACGCCGAGCGCTTCGACCCAGTTGCGTACCTCGCCGACCTTCGCGCGGCGCACGGTGAGATTGCTCATCAGTCCGCTCCTGCCGCCCGGCGTGCGGCGACGTTGTGCGCAAATCCACCACGGGCGGGGCGCGCGAAGCGCGTTCCCCTAACTAGCTTTAGCTCTGGCTTCTGGACGTGCGCGCGGGAGGAAGGGTCCGGACTCACGCGCGCGGGAGTTGCCGGCTCACTCCCGCGCGCGTGAGTCTCGTCAACTTTTCGCTGTAATTTGGCCCTTTCTGCGTCGATACGCTTATGCTTCCAGGCGTCATTATCGTGCCTGAACAACGCCATCACCAACGGGGAGTGCAGGCGCCACTGACGGAGCGGGATTTTGGCGATCCTAGCGAGACCACTTTCGGTCACCGGGAGTTCGCCCCGCTTGAAGTAGTGCATGATCAAAAGCAGGTATGCGCCATGCTGAATTGTCGAGAGGTGCATGGTGTCGGCGAGATAGTCGCCAACGTTAAACCGCATCCAGTGATCAGCGCTCATAGCAGGCTCCGTTGCGGGTTGGTTTCTTGCTCGATCGCCTCGAGATGCTGGCGCACGCGAAGGACGGACCCGCCGAGGATGCGTGCGATGTCCTCGGCCGTGGGTGTGCGGCCGGTCTTCGCCTTCTCGTCGCGGATGATGCGCAGGATCGTCTGTCGACGTCCGATCGCACCGTCACCTGGGCGGCGGCAGGATCGAACATGCAGTGTCCGGCTCATGGGAAGGCCTCTGCCCAGAACCACCAAACCAACAGCGCCATGACCAAGGCGAGGCCGGATAAGGATTAGCCCGAGCGTTCGTGACGACTGCCGATCGCACCACGCCAGGGCGCGGCCGATCTGCGGCGCGAAGACGGCACCGACGCCGACCGTGAAGATGATGCCGATCGGCTCGATCAGGAATAGTTGGGCGCCGGTCATCAGGTGGCCCTAAGCGAATGATCTTGACGCGAAACGCGCAGAATCATGCCAAACGCGGAAAATACCTCTGCGAATTTCGTTACGTTGTTGCCGAAGTAAAAGAACGCCTGCCCCTGTGTCGGCTTGCATCTAGCGCCGGCAACACCGACGAAGCGGATGCGGCTGAGAGTGAAGCAGATCATAGAAGCCGTTGCGGCGGCGCGATGGAACCACTGCGTCTCGGTATAGTTGTGCGTCAGCATAATTGCCTGCGACACTCGCCCGGAAGCGAAGTCCTCGACCAGCTTGGTGACGAAGTATCCGATGGTCGGTTGCGCATAAGGTGGATTTAGCCATACGCGCCCCTGCCAAGGCTTTGACAGGGCATCATCCTCTCGAGTGTAGAACTGTTGCGCGCGGATGGCCTCTTGCGCTGCTGGATGTGTCGCAGGATCAAGATCAATGTTGCCCATCACGTCACGAGCAGCGGAGATGTATTCCGCTGGTGTGAACCACTCGCTCTCGCCCGTGCCCTTGGCGCGGTGGTTCTTCTTCTTCCCAGCCGCGACCGCCTCGCGCTTCGCCTTCAGGCGTCGAAAGGCGGTCATACGCGAGACGCCTTCGTCAGCCATCAGACGACTGATCAACGGGTTCGGCGGGCGTCCCCGCCGGCGGAATAAAGTATCAGGTCCGCTGATACTAAAATCGCTGTTCATCGCGCTACTCATGACATCCTCTCCCCAGACCGCGCGATTATCAGCAGAATATCTCGCCAGATTGAGCAAATAAGACCTTGACTCGTGACGAGTCGCGCGTGATCGCGCCGGTCGGACGAATATTCGCCCGGTCGCAGATGGAGGCTCATCCAATGAAGGACTACAACGTGCACCACATCCCGCTGGATCAGATCGACAAGAACCCGCTCAACCCACGCGGACGCGGGGAGGACGCCGACATCAAGGGGCTGTTGGCCTCGATCACCGACATCGGCCTCTACTACCCGATTCTGGTGAACAAGACGGAAGACGGGCGCTATATGATCATCGAGGGGCATCGCCGCTTTGCGGTGTATGGCCTGAAAAAGCTGAAGAACCCCGAGTTCGCCCAGATCCCGGCCCTGGTTATTGAAGTCGGCGCCGAATATCTGACGAAAATCTTCCGTGAGATCAACGAAACCAGCAAGAAGCTCACCGGCAAGCAGTGGCTGGAAGTTCATGCCTTGGGTGGCGCGGCAGGCGACTTGCCGTCTCGTCTCGCGCCAGCGATCAGCGCCCTTGCCGGGTTGTTCCCCCCAGACGAGTTGTTGCTGATCGCCCGTCGTCAGGGGCCGAGTGTCTATGGTCTGGCACGGCGTGTTGCGGAGTGGAGCGGGTATAATCGTGAGGACAAAGACCAGTTGCGCAAGGTGATTGCGTGGCTGGTCAATTCCGGCGATAGCGTGAACGTCCGTGTCGCGATGCAGGAAGGCCATACCGAGAAGGTCAAGAAGGCGATCGCGAATGGAATGCGGATTAGCGGGGAGCCGTATGAGAACGGGGAGATTGTGACAAACAAGCGGGCGCCACTCCGTAAGGCCGCCTGAGATCGGAGGGGATTGGGGCGCAGCAGCAAGCACGTTGCGCCCCCTGCTGAGGCATCGCAGCATGAGCGCGCGTTGGAGAGAGGATAAACAGAACGCACTGCGCGGTCTGCTACGCCAAGGCCTAACAGACCCGGAGATTGCTGAGCGGCTTGGCATCACATTGCGCGCAGTAATTGGCAAGCGACAACGACTAGGGATGAACGCTAATGCACTCCGCCGTGGCGGGGTGTTGGTCGCGCGTACATTGCCGGCAATGCACGAGCAACGACTCATGTGAACCCCACAGCGATTGTCGACCCACCGGCAGTCCTTGCAGAGGCGCAGCGCGCTCATGCTGCCATCCTCCACGGCAGCATCGGCACGCCGTGCGCCTCGAGGATCGCCAACGCCTGTTCGACGCTGATGCAGAGGAACGGACCGACCATGCCGGCAGCCTTGAGCTTGCGAAAACCCTCGCGCTGACCTTCAACGAAGCGAGGCCTGCCCTTGCGCGTGCGGACCCAGCGCGAGCGCGACAGTTCCTCGCCCGGCTTCTTCCATTCGATGCCGATGATCCTGCCGTCGTGCAGCACCAGATGGTCGGGCCAGTTGCGTTTGAGACCGATGCGGGCGAAGCGCGCGGCCTGCTGGCCGGTGAGTTGGATGTGCCCGCCGGGGAACGCGGTGAACACCGCCGGCGGTCGGATCAGGACCGAGAACGCATGGGCGCCGGCGGCCTGCAGGTCGACCTCGGCGGCCACGTATTCGTCGAGGCGCAACGCCTCCGGCGCGTCCACGGCGGACCGCGCTCAGGCTGGGGTGTGGCTGTCGGCTCCGTTAGCCGCGTTGCGGCCCTTGGTGGTCTTGACCATCTCGCCGGCGAGCTTGCGCTGAGCGCTCTTGAAGCCCCGGTTCCATCCCTTGTCCCAGCCGACGTGCAGCGGGGATCCAGGTGGGTGCGGGTTGTCGTCGCGCTTGCCGGCGGTCTTGCCGGCGGCCAGCCCGTCCTGCTCGGTCTGCCAAGCGATGTACTGGTCGCGCGCGGCTGGCTTGGCCTGTGGCGCCTCGATCCCCTCGGCGAAGGCGCCGAGCGGTGATTCGAGCCACTGGAAGTAAACGATCATCTTGCGCAAGAACAGATCGCGCTCATCACTGTCCATGGCCCACAGTTTTTCCATGACGGCCAGGACGTCGAGATCGACGCCGTCGCGCTTGGCAGCCTTCTTCGCGCGGCTGACGGTGGTGCTGGCGTCGTGCGACGTGTCGCGCGCGTCGCGGATTTCCCGCCAGTGAGACAGGAAGGTCTCAGGACGGACGTTGCCGATGACAACGGCTAGGCCTGCTGCATCCATTGGTCATTCCCCCGGTTAGGCGGCGCAGTCGGTTTTCTTGCTCGGGGCATCCCAGATGTCCGGCCGCATCACGTGCAGCGGGATGTCGAATGCCTTGCGGAGGCTCTTGGCGTGGTGGGGCGCGATCGGGCTGTGGCCGATCAGCCAGTACCGCACCAGGGTCAGCGAGACGCCGACGGCCCGCGCGATGTCGACGTTGCGCAGCCCTTTGTCCCGAAACGCCCGCTCGATTTTGGTCATTGTCGGCATCCCCCATTGTGTGAAACGGGCTTTCACGCTGTCAAGGGGTCTTCTGACTTGCAATCGGTGAAGCGGAGCTTCATAAGGATACGAACGAGTCGCGTAACGGCATTTCGTGAACAACGGGAGAACGCTTTTGCTTCTGAAGGGCGACGGGCAGCGGGCGCGGGAGATCTTCGGGCGACGTCTGCGCGAGCTTAGGCTGGCGCACGGTGCCGACATCGGCCGCCCCAAACTGTCGCTGCGGCAGTTCGCCGTGATGATCGGCATCTCGCCGGAGCGGCTGTCGTTCTACGAGCGCGGCGCGGTCGAGCCGCCCTTCGCGGTGCTGATCGAGCTACAGCGGATCACCCGGTGCAGCCTCGACCGGCTGATCGCCGGCACCGCCAACACCGAGAACAACAGGGTCAGCGTGCAAGGGGTCAGACCGCACGAGACGATCCGGCTCGGCCACCGGATGCGCTGGGTGCGTGAGACCACGGCCGACACCCAGGCGGTCGCCGCCGAACTGCTGGGCGTGAGCGAGGCCGACTATGCCCGCTGGGAAGCTGGCGGCATTCGCCCCGACCTCGAGCAGGCGGCCGAGTTCGCCAGCCGCTATCGGTGCCGGCTGGACTTCCTGCTTACCGGCGATCTGGACTCACTGGATCCCGAGTTGCGGGCTGTCTTGGTGACCCGTCACCCGCTTCTGGCCGCAAAGATTCGCAAACCAACCGTCCGGCGGAGAGGCAGGAAACGTACCGACAGTGGCAACTCTGACGAAGGGGCCGTGGCGGCTTCGGCATAAACAGCACGACATGAGGCGCATGGGACGGCGGCGGGTCTCTGCCCGCCGGCTGAGCGAATATACCCATCGGTGGCATTATTACTCGATGAACGTCAAGAATGGCGGCATCGGCACGTCGCATTTTCGACTGCTCCTCCCTTAACGTACCCCCAGATTGTAAAGCCCCCCTGCGTGCTCCCGTCCGGCACATTGCTCAAGGGTAATCTTGCAACCCCCTTCGAGATAACGTCGGGGTACTTGGGGATAGTGCGTCACCGCAACTGACGCACCCTGCAAAACATTCCTTTATCCACAAGCATTAACGGGCGAATACCGTATGGTTTTGCACACAAGCTAAAACTGACGTGAACTGTGTTTTCACATCGCCCCTTGACAGCGTGAAGCTCTGCTTCACACTTGTGGCCGCACCGTGCGGGAAATTCCATGGCCGTCACCGAGCCCGGCATCTACACGATGCCCGACCACGAGTACCACGCCGATCCGGCGCCGGTGCCGTCCCTGTCGCGCTCGATCGCCCGCAAGATCATCGAGGCGTCGCCCGCCCACGCCTACGCTGAGCACCCGCGCCTCGGCGGCTCGGTCGCCGAGGGTCCGTCCTCCGGCGATGAGGACATGGACGTCGGCACCGCTGCCCACGCGCTGTTCCTCGAAGGCAGCGACCGGGTCGAGCACATCCCGTTCGACAGCTACCGGACCAAGGATGCGAAGGAGATGCGCGACGCCGCCCTGGCGGCAGGCCGCATCCCGCTAAAGACCAGGGCCTACGACAGCACCCGTCGCGTCGTAGAAGCGCTCGAGAACTTCCGTGCGCGCACCGGCCTGTTCACCCACGGCAAGCCCGAGCAGACGTTGGTCTGGCAGGAGGATGACCACTGGGCGCGCGCTCGCGTCGATTGGCTCCACGACGATCCCGCCGGCCCGCTACTCGACCTCAAGACCACCGGCGGGCTCGCCACACCGGAGCGCTGGGGCCGGCAGTGCTTCGAGTTCGGGGCCGACCTGCAGGCGGCGATGTATCCACGCGGTGCCAGCTATCTGCGCGACGGCGAGGTCCCCGACGGGATGTTGTTCGTCGTGGTCGAGACCTCGGCGCCGTTCGCCATCCGCGTGTTCGCGCTCGATCCCGTCGCGGTCGATGTCGGTGAGGCCAAGGCCGCAGCCGCGCGCGCCATCTGGGTGCAGTGCATGGCAGCCACCCGTGCCGCCCTCGACGCTGGCCGGCCGACTGAGCAGGCGTGGCCCAGCTACCCGCGCGAGACCGAGTGGATCCTGCCGCCGCCGTGGATCGTGCGGCAGTGGGAGAGCGCCAAGGCCGGCGGTTACGGCCGCGCCATCGAGGACACGAAGTTCATCGAGCGGCTGATCGAAGCCGGTCAGTTCGGTGGCTGACGCAGGTGCCTGACGGCGCCGCCATCCAGAAGGACTTTACGTACCGCCCGGCTGTCCGCTCGAAGGCAGCGCCGCTGATTATGATCTCGGGGCCACCGGGCGTTGGCAAAACGTACAGCGCCCTACGTCTCGCACGCGGCATGGCCGGACCAGACGGCAGAGTGTTCGTTGCGGACACGGACAATAACCGGGCGGCGTTTTACGCGGACGAATTTCGCTTCGAACACCTGAACCTGCACGAGCCGTTTCGGCCAATCGTGTTCGAGGAAGCAGCGAAGCAGGCGCAGCGCAACGGCGCGGCGGTGCTGGTGATCGACAACTTCATGCACGAGCACAATGGGCCCGGCGGGCTGCTCGAGTGGCACCAGGAGATCAATCTGCGCATGGCGCGCGGCAATCTGTCGCGGCTGGAATCAACCAAGATGCTCGCCTGGATCGAGCCGAAGACGCAGCACAAGCGGATGCGCGAACGGCTCTACCAGTTGAACATGCCGGTGATCCTGTGCTGCGGCGCCGAGCGCAAGATGGCCATGGTCGAGACGGTCGACGACGAGGGCCGCAAGAAGATGGTGCCGGTAGACCAGGGCCTCACGCCGATCTGCGGCGTGGACATTCCCTGGGCGATGACGCTGTCGCTGATGCTCGAAGACCCGCGCCACCCCGGCGTGCCTCGGCCGATCAAAGCCCTGCTGCCGGCGCTGAAGCCGATCATCTCCCTGGAACGACCGTTGGACGAGGCGACAGGCGCGGCGATCGCGGCCTGGGCGCGCGGCGAGACCAGCGCCACCGCCAGCACATCACGACCGCCAGCTTCGCAGCCGCCACCGCCAGAGGACAGCCCGCCCGACGACGGACCACCAGGGGAAGAGCCGCCGCCACCAGGGTCCACACCCGATCCGCCGGATGGCCAGCCCGAAGACGATGCCCCGCTGTCGGTCGAGCAGCGCATCGAGGCCGGCGCCAAGGCGCTCGGCGATCGGTTCCTGAACACCGCGACGCGCCAGGAGCACTTGGCGATCGTCGACGAGCCCGAAGTGCAGAAGCAGATCAAGTTTCTGCAACGCCAGCGGAAGGCGCTGTACGAGCAGCACGTCAAACCGTTCGTCGCCGCGTCGTGGGCGCGCACCGACCCGAAGAACAAGCAGGGAGAGCTAACGTGAAATTCGCCACGATGCGTGTCCGCGTCCCGGTCGACGACGCGCTGCCGGCGGCGGCGGTCTATGACCACCTGCGCAAGCTGCTGGAAGAACGCGGCACCGAGGGCCTGAAATTGCCCGTGCCGGCGACCAACGGCGCCGAGCCGGAATTGCCGGCGACGCTGCCCGAGGTCGGGCGCATCCACTGGCCGGCGGTCGAGGTCGTCCAGGCGGTCGAGCGGACCCCGCCCAGGCCTGCCACCCGCACGCGAGGCGAAGCACGGCCATGAGCAAGCTCGCACTGGTGGTGCTGGTCGACAGCGACGTCTTCCCGCTCGACGGTGCGCAGGATCCAGCGACGCACATGGCGATCTGGCAGGCAGCGGTGGACTTGCTGCCCGACACGCTCGGCACCCGCGTCCTGGCGGTGATGACCGAGGCCGAGGCCGCAGTGATGCTGTTCGCCCACGCGACGGCGGTGCGCCAGATGGGCACCCCGACATCGCCGCGCACCAGCAGGAAGGCGCACTGATGGCCGACCCGTGGAGCGACGAACGGGAAGCGCGGCTGGTGACGCTGTGGTACGAGCGCACCGCAGACGGCCGCAAATACGCCAACAGCCAGGGCAAGATCGGCAGGCTGCTGGGCGTGTCGAAGAACGCCGTGATCGGCAAGCGCAACCGCCTCGGCCTGCCGGCGCGCGGCGAGTTCACCAAGAAACCGAAGCCGCCTCCGGAGACGCCCGCCAAGCGACAGCCGAAGACGACACTGGCACCCCTCTCCCCTTCCCCGGAGCCGCCCGCTCCGAAGACACCGCCCCACTTCCGGACCATCACCTGCTGCTGGCCGATCGGCGAGCCTGGCACCCGCGCGTTCCGCTTCTGCGACGCGGTCTGCGATCTCGGGAAGTCCTACTGCGCCGACCATGCGCGGCTGTCCTACGTCAAGGTGCGCGACCGCCGGGAGGACCATGCGGGATGCTGAGCTACACCGAACGCGCGCTGCGGCGCGGCGCGATCAGCCAGCCTGAACTGCTCGCCGAACTCGACCGGCTCGGCTTCACCGCGATCAAACCGCGCAGCAACGCACTCGCCGAGTACCGCCACCCCGACGCCGGCGGGCACTTGTTCACCGTCTGGCTCAAGGAGTTCAGCTACAGCCGCGCGCTCGAGCGACTGCGCCTCGAACTCGCCGCCGTGCGCGGCAGCCGGGGGATCGTGTGACACCTGACGCCTCCGCGTCGCGCCGCTCCGCGCATCGCAACGCCCCGCCCCGCACTGCATCGCAGCGCTTCGCTACTCATCGCAACGCAACGCTCCGCCGCTCCGCGCATCGCAACGCCGCTCGCCGCTTCGCAACGCAACGTCCAATGGAGAGAACAATGCGAATCTGTAAAGCCTACCTAGAGAACATCCCTGGCTCGCCCTACAGCCAATCAGCCCAGCATGAAGAGCCGAAGCTGGAACGCGAGTCGCATGACGACTACGACGAGCGCACTTGGCGCAGCAAATGCACCGTCAACGACAAGGGGCAGGTCTGCGTCCCGGCGATGGCGCTGAAACAATGCGTCGATCTGGCTGCGCAGAAGCTCGGGCAAAAAATCCCGGGCCGACGCGGCGCTACCTACAAGAGCTTCTTCACCAGCGGTGTTATCTGTGGTTCCGACATGCCGATCAGCAACGGCAAGCCGCTGACGCCGGCTAATGCGGTCATGGTGAAGATCAATGCCAATGCCGACGGGGTCCGTGGATCGGGAAAGCGGGTCAAGCGTCGCTTCCCGGTGTTCGACAAGTGGCACGGCGTCGCCGAGTTCACCATCGTTGACGACATCATCACGCAGGAGGTCTTTGAGGACCACCTGAAAAGCGCGGGGATGATCGTTGGCATCGGCCGCTACCGCGCCGGCAACGGTGGGTCCAACGGCCGCTTCCGCGTCACCAAGATCGAATGGCAGAACATGAGCCTATGAGGTCGCCTCGGCGCACCGCCACGCACCGCATCGCGACGCAGCGCTCCACAGCGCAACGCCCCGCAACGCATCGCCACGTGCCGCAACGCCCCGCGTCTCGGCGCATCGCCTCGCAACGTACCGCCCCGCAACGCAACGCCTGAAGGGATCACATGAAAGCCTTTGAACGATCGGAGACCACGGCCAGTCTGGTCAGGTATCTCGCTCAGCACGAGAAAGAAGCCCTGATCGACTACAAAGACCTGACGGCGATTGCCGGGATCACCGTCACGCCTCGCACGACCTACCTCACGTCGGCGCGAAAGATCTTGGAACGTGACCATGCCCAGGTGTGGATCTGCATCGCTCCCGCCGTTGCCCTTTACCGGCTGAATGACGCCGAGATCGTCGTCCGGCAGCGCGACTGGTTTCTCAATGGGGCACGCAACAAGCTGTCGGCTGGCGCGCGGCAGGCCGATGTGGTCGAGCTTGAGCAACTTGACCTCAAACAGCAGGCCCGCTTTGCGACCGACTCGATTGTCCGCGAGATCGCCCGCGACGCTCTGGCGAGGGCGACGCATCGGCGCATCGAGAAGGTCGCGCGCGGCACGTCGAACGACCTGCCGGCGTTCAACGCGGTGGAGTGGATGATAAGCCTCAGCCCACGCCGAGTAGGAAAATGACATCCCCAACCCCGCAGCGCTCGGCGTCGCGCCGCCCCGCTACGCGCCTCTCCGCATCGCCACGCATCGCAGCGCCACACCCCGCTCCGCATTGCATCGCCACGCCTCGCAGCGCTTCGCTCCGCAGCGCTACGCTACGCTACGCAACGCAACTACCTGCGCACCAAGCGGCACTGCGCAGAGGTGGCCGAGTCTACAGGGATGAGACAGTAATGACCCGCAGGCGATCTTATGGATGACTGGCCTCAGCCGACCTGGGAGCCGTTATGGTGCTCGTGCAAGGCGTGCAGCCATTGGTGGGACGACTGGCAGCCGTGCATGGTCCCGATCGCCACCTGGGTCGCGCACATCAAGACCATTCATTGCCCGGCGTGTGGCGCCAACCGCCGCAAGGTCATGCTGCGCACCAAGCCGCTGGATCAGAAGCCAGGAGCGAGCGATGGTTGATCATCCCATGTGGCAATACCGTAGCGAACCGCTGGCGATCCGATGGGAGTATCAGTTGATCCCCCGTGATCTAGTCGCGCTCAACGAGGCGGGTGCTGCCGGCTGGGAGCTATGCCACGCCACGCACGACTACTACCTGATGAAGCGCCTCGGTCTCCGGCAACAGACGACGGACGCAGGAGCGAGAGATGGCTGAGACGTGCATCAGCTTCGCCGTCTGGATGCCGCTCGCGCTGCTCGCCGCGCTGGGGGTGGGCGTCCTGCTCGGCGCGCTCCTGCGGCTCGGCATCGACCGCGTCGAGTTGGCAGCCTACCGCCGGATCGCGCGGCTGCCGATTGAAGAAGTGGCCGATGAGCACGACCGTGCCGTGCAGATCGCGAGGCGCTGGCGCGACCGCGCCCGGCGGATTGCAGATTGATGGAGGAGGACACCGATGGTGCATCTGATACCTAATGGCCCGCAGATCCTCTGTCTGGATTGTGGCGCGATCAGCAACCACGTCTCGCTCCGGTGTGCCAAGTGCCGGGCGTCTCTACCGCCCGAACCGACCGCTGCTGATCGCGCGTATCTGGAATGGAAGCGCACGCGGGCAGAAGCGAGCGATGGCTGAGCGCGATGCATTGCAAGAAGCGAGGCGGCAGGCGCTTCTCGATGCTGCTGCCGTCCTCCACTCCTGGCTATCCGATTGCAACGATGTGGTGATTAAGCACCTGTCTGCTAATTCATGGGCACAAGCTGGCATGTCCGATTGCATCGAGGAGATTGAGGAAATGGCTGCCGCCGTATGACAGCAGGAGCGAGCGATGACCGAGCAGAAAGATGTGTGCTGTTTACGGTGCATCGGGGAGCGACCGATGACTGGTAATCCGCCCTGGTGGCGAGAGAATCACATCCCGATACAGCAGCCGTTTCAACCGATGGTGCCACTGGTGCCGGTCGGCTGCATCTGTCCGCCGGGTGCAAACAAGGACTGCGAGCGGCCGGACTGTCCACGCAAGAACCCGTCGAACCGCGCAGGAGCGGCCAATGGCTAAGGAGGCTGATATTCAGCGGGTTCCCGACATGGGTCGCAGCCACCCGGATAACCTACGCTGGCGCTGCTATTACGCGGCGTTCGACCGTCGGCATGGCCGTCCATCAGACGGGCACGAGTTCGATCCCTTTGTCATGGACATTGTGGATGCCGCGCTGTCAGTCGTGAAGAACGAACTCGCGGTGTTTGTCGATGGACGATAAGGCAGGAGCGAGTGATGGCTGAGACACGCAACAAGTGGAGTAGCCGATGGACTGAGACGAGAAGCGAACGATGACGAAGCTTCCGACCCTGCCGCCTCGGCCACCCCCGCAACCCCTCCCTCCGGGGACGACCAGCGACCATGGCTGAGCCGGACGAGAACCCCTGGCGCGAAACGGTGCGCGATCTCTATGACAAGCTGCACTTCGGGTCGGACGACGACTTATTCATCGGTGACAGCCTCACTGCGGGCATCATCGCGTTCATCGAGGAACGACACCCCGGATTTTTCGGCTCGCCGCCAGCTATGACGCAGGAGCGAACGATGACTGAGACGACCGACCGACTGGCGGAACTCGCCGCGCTAGAGCCGGGATGGGATAGCTACGGCGGCCGACCTCCCGATCCGCTCGCGCTGCGCATGGCACGCACCATCACCACCCGCACGCCGACAATCAATCCGTCCGGCGACGGCGCCGTGCTGTTGCGATGGCACGGGGATGACATCGAGATCGAGCTATGGCTCGAGCCGGGAATGACACAGGAAATCATCTTCGTGCCGCACTATTGGGTGCAGCAGAAAACGGCGAGCGGCGAGGTGATTTGGGTGAAGGTCAGCGTCAAAACAGGGGTGGCCAATGGCTAGGGAAGCGCAGCCGCGCTGGCGCAGGACGCGCTTCGGAGACAACGAGGAACTGATGCTGCGCACCAAGTGGCTCGGCACAGTCGGTCCGCTGATCGAGGGCGAGTGCAGATACCTTACGCCGGCCAGCAGCGGCACGGCAGCCAGCCGGCACGAGGCGAAGCACCGCGTGCTAGCCGAGGCGACCGTTGCCACGCTGGATAGCCGTCAGACCCAGTTTCTACGAGAGGCATGCAACCCGCACGGTCGCGTGGCTGGGCACAATAACAGGCTAGCGGTCGCGTTGGAGCAAGTCGGCCTGATCCGGCGGGATAATCGTGGTCTGATAGGGCAGAGCAATTTTCTGATTACCGACCTAGGTCGAATTGCGCTGCAAGACAGCAGGAGTGGCTAATGCCGCACTGGCTCGCCGTGAACTTCGTGATCTTCGTGCTGGGCGTGGCGGCAGGAAATTTCTCGGCGCAGTGCCGCGAGGCATGGCGGGCCGAGCGGAATAGAGTAGCTATCGAGGACGGCACTCTGTGCGCTGCGTCGCTGGTCGCTATCGCAACCACGATCCTCTGTTTGTAGGAGGTGGCCGATGCACGTTGCCCCGACGCCTGATATTGGCGAGCTATTCTCGGCGCGGGATCTGATCGCGTCGGATCGCCGCTGTGACCGGCGGGATGCGTGTCGGGTTTCCAGCCTGCCGTTCCGCAACTGTGCCTGCATGCAGTCGGCGGCGCTTCGCTGGTGGCGAAATACGGACGCAGGAGAGCCGGCATGCCGATAGAGGCATTCGTTTATACCGAGCTTGCCCGGCGCGAACTCAACGACGTGGCCCATGCGCTCGACCGGCTACTCAGGCTGATAATCCTGCCGCCCGAGATGACGCATGCTGCCCTTGAGGTGTGCGCTGATCTGCGTCGGGAAGCGGACAGAACCGTGATGGTGCGCCCAACAGACAGAGCGACCGGGATTTGCGTGAAGATGGCCGATGGAAGGCGTTGACCTGAGCGACCCTGAGTGGGTGGCTGAGTGCCTGCTCTGGCGCGGCAGGGTGCTGACAGGCCGCGAGCGGCATTACTGCTTCGAGTGGGACGGCCTGCCGATCGACGAGACTACCTTGGAGTGGCCGTGCGGCTGCAAGGCGGCAGGAGCGAGCGATGGCTGAGACGCGCGAGGTGATCCGGCTGATGCGCAATGCACTACTGGCCGCCGCCAAGGTGTTCGAGCAATACGCAAACTACCATGAGGCGAAGCAGCCACCCGACCGGGAGAAGGCCGAGGCTAATCGCGATTGGGCGGAGCGGTGTCGCGATGTGGCGCAGACGGGAGAACACCATCTTCGGCTCCCGATTACAGAGATGAAGGAACACGCCGATGCGACCGCCAAGCTGTGAACGCGACCCGTCCGAGTGCCGCATCACGCCAGGGGCGTCATACACCACCGGGGTTCCATGGCGTCCGCTCTATGATGGCCACGGCAATCGCGTTGGTGGTGGCGACGACACCGCGATCATCACCATGATGGAGTGCAGAACATGCGGAAAGAGTTGGGACCGTCGCATGACTGCACTGGGCGTGATGACAATCGAAGAACCCGCGCCAGCAGGAGCGAGCGATGGCTGACCGGCTAGGTGAGATTGAAGCCTTCGTTCGGGACATTCTGGATGTCCTCGGCCAATCGGAGGATGCGACGAACGATAGACTGGTCAATCAGATCGCCAGGAAGATCATGTGTGCTTTGCCGGTCTGGACTCATCCAGACTCACCACTTAGGCGACGCTCGCCATGAGCTGCTACTACATCGACAAAGAAGACGGACACGACATTTGGCTTGTCATGATCCACGCGCCTGGCCGTAAGCCAGCATGGCTGTCAATGTTCGATACGCGCGAGGCGGCAGAGAAGAATTTGACGTTCTGGCGCAAGCTCTAACCCCGGCAAGGAACGAGCGATGGCTGAGATCGGCGCCCGGGGCGCTTGTCGGTTTCCTTGGTCACATCGGTGGTCGATGTGGCAGACAAACGGTCCGTTCTTCCAGCGGCGACGCTGCATCCGGTGCGGCAAAGTTGTTGCGCGGGACATCTACTGATGACGCAGGATCGAGCGATGCAAAGATGCTGCGAGGGTGCATTCTATGGATGCGCCAACTTACTCCCCGAAGATCGTTGTGAGCGATGCGAGCAGGAGCGAGCGATGGCTGAGACATCTTGCGGCACGGTGCCGCTCTGCGGCTTCTGCGGCAGGCCGGTGCGTGGCAGCGACCTGTGCTTCATCGGCGGCTCGACGCCGTATCACATCGCCTGCACGTATTCGCCAAAGCCATCCACGATCGGCTGCATCTGTCCGGTAGGTGCCGAAGCAACATGCCGAGGTTGGTCGTGCCCGAGGCGAGGCGCGCCCCGGCAGGCAGGAGCGAGCGATGGATGAGTGGCCACGTCCGACCTGGCAACCGATCTGGTGTGCCTGCAAGGCGTGCGGCCATTGGTGGGATGGCTGGCAGCCCCTCATGGTGGCTGTCTCGACCTGGAGCGCCCACATCAGGACGCTACGCTGCCCGTCCTGCGGCGAGGGCGGCCGATCGGTCTTGTGGCGTGCAACGCCGCTGGATCAGAAGCCCGAGGCAGGGGCGAGCGATGGCTGAGATGCGCGACCTAGCCGAAGTATACATTGAGGCCGGGTGGGATCGCTTCATACGCGACCGCCGGGCGCCCGGGCGGTGGGCTGCTTACTTCGGCGAGATGGGCGTCTGCGACAGCATCGAGCACCGCCCAGGTCATCGCCGCGAACGACGGGCGGATGCCATGAGCGTCACCATTGACGAACTGCTCGGCGCGGTCGCGACGTTTCAGACCAAGTGCGCCGAGGCCGCCCGCGCGAACCGATGGGAGGCGTTCGCCGCCGCGCGGAAGGAGCTGCGCGACTGGATCGAGGCCAAGGGCCTGCCCGTCACCTTCCCACCGGAGGACGGGGCATGACCTCCGCCACCGAACCCGACGGCTGGACGATCTACAGCGCCGAGCGCGTGCGGGGGCGGCAATGCGGCTCCTGCACCGCGTGCTGCACCCTGGTTCCGGTCGAGCTTCCGGCCGGGGTCAAGCCCGCCGGCGTGCGCTGCCCGCATGTCCGGTCCACCGGCTGCTCGATCTACCATCGCCGCCCGGAGCCCTGCGCGGTCTGGTCGTGCCGCTGGCTGTTCGACCCCGACACCGCCGCGCTGCGCCGGCCCGACCGGGCCGGCTACATCGTCGATCCGTTAACGTCGACCATCCTCGTCGATGGCAAGCCCATGCAGGCGGTGCAGGTGTGGGTCGATCCGGCGCGTCCCGAGGCGTTCCGCGATCCGGCGCTGCTCGCGTACCTGGCGGACATCGCCGCGCGGCATGGGTATTTCGCCCTCGTCCGCTACGGCAACCAGCGGGCCACCGCGCTGCTCGCGCCGGCCCTCAGCCCGTCCGGCGGCTGGGAAATTGACGACAGCAACCCCCTGAACACCGAGGCGGAGATGGCTGTGAAGCTCGCCGCCGCAATGGAGCACATCACATGACACGCACACTGTTGGCGGCGATCGCCATGCTCGGCCTGGCCGGCGGCGCCTCGGCGCAAGACCGTTCGCCGGCAACCGATTTCGACATGTACGGCCGACTGAAAACGCCCCCGGTTTGGGGCGAGGCGGTCAAGCTGCCGCCGGGCCACATGGTCTGCCACAACGAACCGGCAGAGGCGTTCCACTCCGGGGCAACGCCCCTGGTGCGGCGCTGCTATCTCGTGCCGAACCCGAACCACCGATGAGCCGCGAACAGGCCATCGCGGAGTTCCGCCTACTGGTCGCGCGCTACGGTCTGCAATGGACCCCGGCGCGCGTGCCCGACAAATCGGCCTGGGAGCGCATGGAACAGGTGCAGCGTCACCTGACCACCGAGGACCGCCGCACAAGATGGGCCGCGATCTACGTCGAGCCATCATAGAGTGCGCAGGAGCGAGCGAAAGCGAACAGCAGCGCCGCACTGCAGCGAGGGGAGATCTGACCCTTGAGCGATAAGGTGAAGACGCTGATAACCCCGGTGCGACGGGCGGCCTTTCGCACAGACGTTCCGGCCTCTGCCAATGGCAGAGCGTGACGGGCGGCGGCCGGTGGGAGCCCGGCCCAACCCAAGAGTGGCCGACGGTATGCGATCCCGATGAGAACCGAGGTTTTCGGCGATGTGACGCTTTATCTCGGCGATGCCGCCGAGGGAAGCGTTTCATTCCGGCGCGACCCCTGTCGTGCGGCGTTGCTACCTCGCCCGATGATGAACCCGACGTTTGGAGACGATCCCATGAGTGACCATCGACCAACCGAAATATTCCGGCCGACGATCTGCATCGACTTCGACGGCGTGATCCATAGCTACGAACATGGCTGGCAGGACGGCACGATTTACGGCGAGGTCGTGCCCGGCTTCTTTGAGTGGGTCGAGCGAGTGCGCGACAACTTTGAGTTGGTCGTCTATTCGTCGAGGTCGAAGGACGAAGCTGGCATTGTGGCCATGACCATGTGGCTGCACGAGAAGCGCAACGCTTGGATCAAGGCCGGCGGCGAGCGTCACCCCACCAAGCCGCTGACCCTCAGTTTCGCCAACGAGAAGCCCGCCGCGTGGCTGACCATCGACGATCGGGCAATCCGCTTCACCGGCGACTGGTCAGACCCATCCCTGACCGCCGAGGCCATGTGCGCGTTCAAACCGTGGAACGCAAGGCCAACGATTACAGACGCATAAAGTGTGCGTAAACGCTCGTTTGGAGAGGTGGCCAGCATGACGACATACCGGATCAGGTTCGCCGCCACGGTGGAGCGCGAGGTCGAAGTGCCGAACGACTTCACATGGTCGGAGGCATACGACTTTGCGCGCGACCAGCTTGGCTGGCACGCTCTGGCGCACTCTGCTGCGGCGCGGATCACGATCGATACCGACCGCGTCGTGGGTTTCAATACGCCGAAATACATCCAATGGCTGCGCGATCACCCGTTCGGCGCGGCCCCGGCTTCCAGTCAGTGAACCCCTCGATTGCAGGAGTGGCCGATGGCTGACTGGCAATGCGTGCGGTGCGGCGATATCGGAGACTTCCGAATGCACGAGCCCTGCCCGCGCTGTGGCTGCTGGTGGATCAAGCCGGCGCCGCGACCTACCTCCGATAATCGCGTTTGTGAGAGGTAGCCGATGGCTGAGACGATCGCTCGCGTTTTGCTGTCCCCTTCTGAACAGCGCGCTCTTGCTTGGCTGCTACACGCCACGGACAACGGCGCGATTATCTCAGGGTCCGAACTGCCGACCGTGATGCGGTTGTCAGGCATCGCCAAGCGGCTGGGCCGCAAGCGTCCAACCGCACCTACCATCGACAAGACCAGTTAGCGGAGGAAGCCGATGGAATGGCAGCCGATCGCCACCGCGCCGAAGGACACCTTCATCGTGCTGAGTGATGGCGGCTCTCTGTGGCATGGGTTCTGGCACCATGACTGCTGGGTTACTGGATACGACGACGGGCGGGTCTACGTGCGGGTGATCCTAGAGCCAACCCATTGGGCGCCGCTGCCCGCCCCGCCGCCTTCCGATAAGTGAACCCCTCGATTGATGGAGTGGCCATGAACGATAGTGCTGAACGGTATGAAGTGACGATCAGGTCTGGTCCCCCAGGTGGCGCAGACTCGGTTACGTATCGCTTCAAGACCCTGAAGGAAGCCCAACGCCGTTGCCGAACAGAGAGCGATGTCCCGCATTTCCGATGGTCAAAGATCGTCGATCTCACGACAGGCGAACAGGTGGGAGCGAGTGATGGCTGAGCCAGGATCGACAGAGGAATTCCGCGAGGCGTTCAAAGCTGAAGTGGACCGCTTGAAGGCGTGGGTGGAGGAACTGCAACGGCTAGAAGCGAGAGGGGAGTTGCCCGTCGGCGGCGGTCCCTTCCGCACAACATTTGGCTTCACCAGACTGCCTACGCCTGGGAATGCCGTGGAGGAAGCGATGTTCAACGCCGTGGTAGATGTGGCGCGACGGGCTTCCGGCAAGCAATGACACCTACCGTCCGCTAAGTGAAAGGTAGGCAGATGACCCGGACGCCTCCGAACTGACGCCATGGGGAGCTTTGCGATGACGACCGTGCTCGGCCTCTGCCTTGCTGCACTGGGCGTGCTGCTGGCGCTGCTCGGCGCCATGATCGTGATCCATGCCGCCCGCTGAGAGACCCTGTCAAAACTACCAGTCGGCCCGGAACTCTACTCTCCGCCGCTCGGAGCAGCCTCGCTCTGATCCGTGACCCGCTCGCGCTGGGCCGGCAGCCGTGACCGCTCGGCCACGAACGGCGCGCGCAGCAGGCGCTCAGCGGCGACCAGGATCCGGGCGTTCTGCGCAAGCCGCTTTCCGCGCAGTTCCAGCACGCGGCGGTAGGCTTCGAGGTAGGCGATGATGTCGGCCGGGCCGAGCGACGGTGTGGCACGTTCTGGCACAAGGTCGGCCTCACCGGGCAGCAGTACCTCCCCCTGGTCAATGCGCTCGCGGGCGACCATCTCGCGGATTGCCAGCCGCATCCATTCGGCGACCGGCATCCCTGCCCGCTTCGCTGCTGCGACCGCCGAGACCGCATCCGGCTCGGCCGCCGTCATGCCCCTGATGCGCCAGATCGGCCCTTTATCCGCCATGTGCCCATGCTCCGTGTCTATGCGAAGCATGGCGTGTGGGCACACGTTCGCACAAGCCCAGGTGCTACGCGGAGTGCCCACGAGAAACACACGCCGTGGGCACATAGCTGCCGGTCCCGGCGCGCTACGGTCCCGGCGGGAGGAACGGCGATGTCTATGACGGCAGAGACTTACCTGGGCGACGGGCTGTACGCCTCGTTCGACGGCTGGCAGATCATGCTCCGCGCGCCGCGCCTCGAGGGGGACCACTGGGTCGGGCTTGAGCCGGCGGTGGTCGAGGCCCTGGTCGAGTTCGTCGGGGGCCTCCGGGCCCTCGGCAAGGGCGATCCACCCGTCCTCACCGCCCTCCTGGACGCCGCCAACCGTTTTACCGCGCCTTAGCCACCGTTGCCATAATTGCCGCCCACGCCATAGTACTTGCGGTTTCGCACGCAAGAGTAGCAGGATACCAGGGCGGGACGCGGCCGGACTCTGACCTCCGACCACGCCCCTGACCATGAGACGCTAGAACGGATAGGCCCCATGGCTGATTGCAAATTGCACGGGTTTGCTGTGCCTGCGAAGCGGCACGCTGTCGCCGGGGCCGGAAATGCGCGTGAGCGCGCCGTGAAATATGAGCCTCGCCAAATGGTTGCAAAGTCGGCAGGCTGGCATCAGCCCGACTCCGAGTCGGGCGCATGGAGAAAGGCATGAGCTAGAAATAGTCGAGGCCGCCCAATGAAGGACGGCCCCCAAAAACTGGATGCTGGACTAGATCTGACAGTCACCAGCATCCGACAAGCAGCGCCGTAAATCAAGCCCGCTTTTGGCTGCGGGGGTACGCGTCCTGACGGTCGGCCTCGGCATGGGGGAGAACCATGACCGAGCGACGAGATCGCGACCATCCGCACCCATGGCACCGGGGATCGGTATTCGGCCCAGGGCCTCGCAAGCCGCTGGACGGCAATCAGAAAGCCCGCTGGCGCTTTCGCGTCAGCCTCGAGGCGAGGGCAGGGAGGATCACCCCGAAGGGCGAATGGGTGCTGGATGACCTGTTGAAGCATCTCGCGCGAGACGGCCGCTGCGACCCGTCTCACGAGCGTCTGGCTGCCGGCGCGCACACCGACGCCTCGACCGTGCTGCGGACGCTCAAGGCAGCCGCAGCACTCGGCCTGCTCACCTGGCAGCGCCGTATCGTGCGCACCGGCTGGCGGACGGCGCAGACCTCCAACGCCTACGCGCTGAACCCGCACCCGCTTGGACCGGCCCCAGACCATCCACCGCCCGTCTCAAGAGCCTTAAATCTTGAATCTGGTTCCACCGGCACTCTGCCGGTCGCAGTCGCGGCGGAGGCGCTGACGGGCCGCCTGCAGGGGGCGTTGCCAGGGTTCGAGACCCGCTTTGCCGCCAAACTCGCGGAGGAACGCCGACAGCGACAGGCCCGAATCGGGAACGCGCCTCGATAGCCGCGCTCTCGCCACCCGGTCGGATAGACAGCGTGCGAAAAGGTTGCGCTGAGCGACCCTGAGAGTAGGCTGCTGCCATGCTGCAATGGCGGGGGACTGGCATGACCGGCGGCGAGCGGCTGGCCCGCGCGGTGTTGCTGTTCTACCAGGGCGCCCGCTGGTCGGAGGACAATCAGGATGAGTGGACGGCGCTGACCGGCTCGACCGAGGCGACCACGAAGGCGCTTGGCGATCTGGCGAGGGAAGTGCTCGGCGATGAGCAGGCGAAGGCCGCGCCTCCGCCACAGCCCCACCCGCCGTCGTCGGCCAAGCGCCTGCCCCAGCCGGCGCCTGATGTCGACGCGCGGCACACCTACCTCCGGCGCATCACCAAAGGGATCCGTGACGTCGGCACCCGGGTACCACGGGAGGGGCATCCCGAATACGGCCGCTGCTTCATCTTCATCGCGCCCCGCCTCACCAAGAGCGACCAAGCCGAGAGGCAGCGACAGATGGAAGCCGCCCTGGCGGCCAACGGGCTGAGCTGCAGGCGGAAGGACGAGCGGGAGTTCGAGATACTCGGTTTGCCGGAGGGGGATGCATGACGTCGCCACCGGCCGGCGACTACCGGGCCGACACTGACAGAAGCGACCTGGAGCGGCGTCGTTACCGCCGCTCCAGGGTCTGACCCGAGCATTGAGGGAACAATGTCGTGTCGGGCTGACCCCATTCGGAGCGCGCGGGTCGAGGCGCTGACACTGCCGATCATGCAGGCGATCGCGGCGCATCTGCGCGGACCCGGTCGCACGGCATTGCGGGGCGGTATGGCAGGCGGCCCGGAGGTCGCCCGGCCAGGTTGCCCCGACCGGGCTGCTTCCGCTACTTCTTGACGCGAACCTTGACCTTGAGGATCACGGTCACGACTATCCGCAGCGGAAGCCACGCATGGGCGCACTCCATGCTTGGTCCTCCGTTGAAGCGCCGGCCAGGCCCGTCCTGACCGGCGTTTCGCTTGTGAGGGGCGCCGGTCGCTGGCGCAAGGGACGGACGAGTCGATTAAACACGGGATGCCGTTTCGCCAGCAATCGGCCGGATTGTTGTTGCCCATCCGCGGCCGGTAACCCCCTTGATCCGTGGCACCTCGGCCGCCGATCTGATCCGGCACCCACCATGAGCGACGTCAGCCGCATCGGACCCATCGTCGAGTGCATCCGCCCGCTCCTGTCCGGGCAGCCGGCGGGCGTCCAGGGCGCCGTGCTGGCGGACTTATTGGCGATCTTCCTCGCCGGGCATCGCTCGGACACGCCCGCGCACACCGAGCAGGTGCGAGAGGCCGCGCTGGCGTTTCACATCGAGACGGTGCGCAAGCTGATCCCGGTCAATGCCGCCTTGATGGACGGGGAGGGGTGATGCCGCTGCGATCCATACTCTACATCCTCGACGCCGATCACCAGCCGGTGCCGTGCGAGGATGTAGCGGCATGGTCATTGGCCTTCGCCGACTTCGACCGGAACCGCCGCGTCGCATTCGACCAGATCGCCCCCGGCGTCACGGTCAGCACGGTATTCCTCGGCATCGACCACGGCTGGGGCAGCAGCGAACGGCCTGTGCTGTTCGAGACGATGGCGTTTGATGATTACGAGGACGGCCAGCATCAGTACCGATGCTGCACATGGGACGAGGCCGAGGCGCAGCACAAGGAGGTCGTCGCGCTGCTGCGCGCCCGCATCATCGCGCAGACCGGACCATAGGCACGAAAAAGGCCCCGGTGCTTCCACCGGGGCCAAGGAAGGTTTGTACGGAGATGGCAATCTACTCGATCGCCGCCAGCATGGCAGTGGCGGTCTGCAGGATCAAGGCGGCTGGCGCAACAGCACGATCAGCAGCATGGCGCACAGGGCGAGGAAGGCGACCGCCAGGGCGGCGATCAGGGGCGGACTTCGATCACCACCACGCCGGGCGGCAGCTTGAGCACAAGTTCGGTGACGTCGGTCAGCGTCACGACCGGCTCTGCGCCATCGAGTGGGCTGTAGACGCTCACCGCGCGCTTGCGCGAGCCGAAGGCAAGCGTGACCTCCACCGCGTCGCCCTGCATCAGATCCTCAGCGGCGTGCCAGGCCGGCACCAAGAACCGCCCGTCCGAGGCCTGGAACACATCGAGGTCCATCGCATCGGTCAGGCCGCGCGCGACCACGTCCAGCTTACCTGTGGCGAAGCCGTGACGGTCGCCCCGGTCGGCGCAGATCGCGCAGAGATTTCGGATCGCGTCAGCCGCCGGCCGTGGATCGTTGGCGTACGACTGCGGGAACAACCCGCAGCGATAGGTCTCGCCGTAGTCGAACAGCGCGTACCACCAGAGGCCCATCGTGCCATTCTGCGCGCATCGCATCAGCGTGGTCAGCGTGTAGTACGCATCTCGGTGTCCGTCCCAGCCTTCCTGATCGGGCTTGTGACCACGGCTATTGTATAGGGTCGGGTGGTACTCGGTCAGAAAGATCGGCTTCTGAGAATACGCCGTCCACAGCCCGCCGATGTATTCGTTGATCGAGTAGCCGGTGTTCGGCACGTCCGGGCTAGCCGGGGGGTAGTAGTGTCCATTGCCGAAATCAATCGCGGCATTCAGCGCGGCGAGATTTTCCGGCGTCTCGCAGTAGCCGGTGATCCATCCCTCGGGATGTGGCGTGCCGGCGACGATGCTGGGACCCATGATGCCCTGATCTTCGCCGTCGAGGATCGCCTGCTGGATCTCCATGGTGGTCGCGATGGGAACCTCGCCAGAACCGAAGTTGGTGTTCGGTTCGTTCAGCCCCTCGACCCACTTGTGCGGCAACTGCACCATCGTCGGCACATCCGCCGCGCTGGCATTGGCGCCAGGGCAGACGGTGAACCTCGTCTCGGGGAACTCGGCGAGGATGGCCGCGAACCACTGCTTCTGCATGTCGAACCGGCCGGCGTAGTGGTACTCGCGGATCGGCAGCGTGAAGCCGCTGTCGCCGACCAGATAGCGCAGCGCCGCAATCGTCGAGGGTGGTGAATAGTCAGCGGGCCACGATCCCCACGTGTTGTGCGTGTCGAGAGACGAGAAGGTGTTGAGCCCGAACATCTCGATCAGCGACGCGACCCGCTTGGCCTCGATCCCCTCGATTGGCGGTCCCGGCTCAGGCGTTGTGCCGCTTGCGGCCTCAAGGGCTGACACGCGCACTTCGAGCGCATCGAACTCTTGGCGGGTCACCGGATCAGACATTGCGCATCTCCTTCACCACACCGCCAGCCTCATGGCGTGATCTTCCATCACGAGTTTGGCTTGTGCCTCAGTCGTGAGGTCCGGCGGCTCCTGCCACGCGATGACCAGCGCCCCAACCATCACGCCGAACAGCGGGGGAACCTGAATCATGCAGAGCCGGACGATCTGGTAGCGCGCTGCCGCTGCTGCGCCCTCGGCGTTCGGCGTGCCGGGATTGACGCTGAAACACGTCGGCTCGTTGCGCAGGAACTTCACCAAGAACGCGGGATCAGTCTGCTCGGAAATCGCCGGATGCGGACCCCCGAGCGGGATCCAGACATGCCCGTCCTTATCCAGCCCGTCACGCACGATCGCCACGTTGTCGCTCAGCCGGACCTCGAGCAGCATAACACCGAAGGCGTGCGCGTCACGGATGATCACCGGCGCCGCCTGCGTGAACGCCTGCATGTCCAGATGCGGCGTCACCCGCCGCGCCAGGATGGCCTGGGCGATCTGCGCACGCATTTCGTAGAGCGTGTAACCGATGCCGCCGACCACCATGATGGCGAGCAGCCCGACGACCTTCCAGGGCCGATCGAGGCCAGAGAGCAACGCGGAAAGGAACCCCGCCGCGCCGTTGTAATCCCGACGCGGTGGGTCCTCGGCCATGTCAGTGGTTCGTCACGTAGGCCATCGACCACTTCCGCCGCGAGTAGCGGTCGCGGGTGGTACTGGCCTGCATCTGGCTCAGCAGCCAGTCGTAGCACCCCGCCGCGCCATCGACGCCGGCGAGCGCTTCGAACGCCAGAGCGCCGAGGGCGTAGCTTGTGTACGTGATGTTGGCGTTGGCCGAGAAGGTGTCGGGGTCATCGTAGGCGCACGGATCACCGAGACAGCGAGCGTTCAGTTCCCAGGCGTCGGCCCAGGTGGTCACCGACAGCCCCGACGGACCCTCCCGCGTCATAAGCTGGTAGAGCGTCGGCACCGCACGCACCCAGCCCGATGTGCCGGACGTGCGTGCCATCGTATCCCGGGCTTTCCACTCGAGGATCTCAAGCCAATCGCTATGACCCAGCGCCACAACCCAGCCGAGGACGCAACTGAGGAAGTCCTCCTGCCACGGCGAGATGTAGGTCCCAGCCGGCGGCACCGACGTTGCTGAGCCCGGACTGCCGACTGGCGTTTGCAGTATCCAAAGATCAGCGCAGGGCAGTTCGCTGCCGTTGACGTAGCGGTCCATGAACCATTTGCGCTGGTCGTCAAGCCGACTCTTGAACAGCGCCTTCGGCAACAGCCAGTCCGGCACGTTGTCCGGCGTCACCGTCGCCGCCTGAACGAGTGAGCGCAACGCCCATGCGACAGCCCTGATCGCATTGCCTAAGCTGTAGTTCTGGCGTGCGCCTGGGCTCAGGCAGATGACGTTGTAGACCGCGCAGAATTGCAGCCACTCCAAGTAGTAAGGATCGCCGGTCAGCAAGAACGGCACGAAGCAGAAACTTCCCATGTGCGCGCTGTCGAGCACGACCGGGCTGTCAGCGGGGTTCTTCACGAGCGGGTCACCGGTCGTCCCGTACATCGTGGCGTTGGGATAGGCGGTCCAATCGAGCGGCGCGTGGGTGGTCTCGTCCCTGAAGTGCAGCGGGATCGACCCGCTGGCCTCCGCCTGTGCCAGCACCGAGGCCCATGCCACATCGCTGCCGGTGCACAGAAACTCCGCCTGCGCTTCGGTGCACGCGCCGATCTCGTCACGCTCTCCGGTCGAGGGGATGTACGCGGTGATCCCGGCGAGGTCCATTGGCGCGGTGTAGGTGCGAGGCGTCGATAGCGGGATGGCGCTGCCGAACAACGTCTCGCTGTAGGCGGGCAGCATAGAGCCAAGGAAGCCGGCGGCCGGATAGATGATCGGCCTCGGCGCCGAGAACCAGCGCCAACGGTCGTTCCAGTAGTGGGTTGGCACCGTGACCTTCGCCAGCGTCTCAGACCCACGCATGATCGTCGCGACATAGCTGCCCAGGTGCGCCGGCGTGCCGGTGAAGATTGACCCAAGCTCGAACACGACCTCGTCTCGCGGTGCCCCTCGTTCACGGCGGAAGAAAACGCGGAACCCCGGCAGGTCGGGCAACGTGCACAGCACGCACCTCTGCACGAAGTGCCCGCCCGGTTCCTCATAGTCGCGCAAGGCCGTGCCGGTCGCCTCGTCAAAGACGTAGCTGGCGCCTTGATAATCGACGCGCACGCTGAGCGGCGTGGTGTCACCGTCCGGCGGCGGTGTCGGCTCGGGCGTAGGCGTAGGCGTGGGTGTCGGCGTTGGCGTTGGCGTCGGGGTGGGAGTGGGCGGTGTGGCCGACGTAAACGTAATGACGCCGGAGCCGATCACCGCCGCGTCGCCAATGAGGCCAGTCAGTGTGATCGTCACTTGGTTTTCGATCGGATCGCTCATGCTGTAATTCCTTCCCATGCCGCCGCTGACGCGCATCAGAGCGTCATCGTCTCAATGAAGGGCCACGCCCAGGCGTCGATCGTTTTCGCAACGCCCTGCCACCCGTGCGGATAGAGCACGCTCGGTGGCCCGCGCATCACCAAGTTGCCGCCGACGCCTGACGAGATGCCTGGGTTCGGGCCACCGGGGCCGTACCACGCATAGGAGACCTCGAGCGTGTCGCCGGCATGAAGTGTCTCGGTGATGGCGAGCAGTACGTTCATGCCGCTGATCGTCGGCGCGACGGTTAGCTCGATGTTGTTGCGCCGGACATGGAAGCCGTATTGCGGCAGCACCTTGATGCCGTCGTTCGGATCGCTCTGCCAGGACATCACCGCGCTGGCGAAATCCGGCCCTGCAGGACGCGCCCAGGGCACTGTGATGACCTGACCCGTCCGGGTGATCGCGCCGCCTGTCAGCGGCCGCCAGAGCGGCGTCCAGGCGATCCCCTTGTCCTGCACCAGCCACCGCGCGTAGCCCTCGACCTCGCCCCACCGGCTGCTGCCGTAGTCGCCGGTATGGATGTTGTCGCCGCCATTGAACTGGTACGGATAGCTCGGCCCGGTCGCGAAGACGCGGCCTGAGTAGGTGCCGCCCATCCCCGGCGCGTGGGTGCGGCAGAACGTGTAGGTGCCCTGGTTGCTGTCGTTGAAAACCGTCTGGTTCGAGACCTGGGCGGGCAGGCAGAAGTAGAATTTCAGCGGCACCGGATTGAGCGCCAGCTTGTCGAACTCGACCACCATGTCGGTGAGGTCCTGCACCTTCCCGGCATTCGTGCCGTCGGCCGCGCCGCCCTGCGTGTAGCCGACCGACGAGAACAGCACGTCGGTATAGCTCGGCGTCGGGAACACCCCGGCGCCGGTTTTCACCGCGGCCAGGATCGGCAGCATGTTGTTCCACGAGACCCCGTTGCCGATCATCGGCTGCGACGCCACGGTCTGCGGCAGGCCGGTCAGATAGGTGCCGGGGCCGCCAGGCGTTCCGCTCAGTTGGCTTTGGAAGATCGCGCCCACCGGAAGCTGACCGCCGGAAATACCCTGACCGGCGGCCAGCGATCCCGAGGCAATGTCGGTCACGGTCATCACGCCGTAGCTCGATGATGCGGTGAACGACGCAGCCGGGTTGGTCCCGGTGAACTGCGCCGGCAGCGACGTGAAGCTCAAGTTCAGTTGGTAGATTCCGACCCCGCCGGGGTCCAATTGCTGCACGTCCAGATCGTCGTCGTTGTCAGCGAGCAGGCTTTCCGCTGCTTCCCTCGAGCGCGTCGAACTCAGGTTCGCATAGACCCGCGTCTGCGCGTTCGCTCCAGCGGCGATCACCATCTGGCCGCCGGCGACATACCCAGACGTCAAGCTGGTGACGGTCAGCGTCGTGCCGTCGATCGAGCCGACGAAGTTGGATCCCGGCGCGAGACCTCCGCCGAGCCCGCTGTGCCATGTCGAGCCAGGGAAGGCCGTGCACATCTCCAAGGTAGGCGGCAGCACGATCACCCCATCGCGGAAGCGCAGGAGTTGCAGCGCCGCGATGGCCGTGCGGCCGATGGAGAACACGTCGCTGGGTGCGTAGTTGGTCGTGCCGGTCGGCAGGCTGGTCAGGCTGATCCCGGCACTGTTCGGCATCGGGCCGGGACCGAGAAACGCGCCGAGGCTCGACACCATGAACGGGATCGGCGCCTCGTTGTTCAGTCCGAAAGTGCGGAAGTCATAGAACGCATTGGAGCGCCAGGACTGGCCGTAGCTGATATGACCGTCGAGCCTGACCGGCGCACGGTAGTCGCTCGCCACGCGATGGCCGAGCAGCGTCATCATCAGAAGCGCAGCCTCAGATAGCCGGGCGTGGCGTTGCCGCCGTTGGCATTCCACCCACCGCCACCCCCGCCACCACCGCTGCCGAAGGGCGTGGCACCAAGGCCAGGAACGGCACCGCCAGCGCCGCCGCGACCACCGCTGCCGAACTGACTGGCGCCACCACCGCCGCCGCTACCGTTGCCTGCCCCGGTGCTGCCACCAGAACCACTGAGCGGCGCAACGCCCGCGCCATTGGTGCCGGTCGCCACGTTGGTGCCACCTGCTCCGCCGCCGCTGCCGCCGACATACCACGGCGACCACACGCTCGCCGTGACGCCAGCGCCGCCCTGGCCGCTAGGGCCACCCTGTCCGCCGGCACCGCCCACCGTCGCGCTGACCGGCGGACTGCCCGCCGCACCGCCGTTGAGTTGGAAGGTGAAGATCGCGCCGGCCAGCAGCGCGCCGACAATCGTCGTGATGCCGCCGGCTGTTGCAGCAGCCCCACCGACAATGCCACCGACGCCGGCCGCACCGACCACGATCGTCAGCGTGCTCTGCGGGACCAGCACGAGCGGATAGCCCGTCCAGCAGGCGCCAGACCCGCCGCCACCGCCGCCCGATGCCTGCGACGCGCTCTGCCAGCCCGCGCCGCCGCCACCGCCCCCGGCGCAGCCGTCGATCACCGCGCCGGTCACCAAAGGCGGCACGAAGAAGGTGTAGGTGCCAGGGGCGATGAACTCGACGAAGCGGATGCCGGTCGGCGGATAGGTGATCGGCACGTCACCACTCCTTCGCGACGTACTGCGCGCCGGTCGCGTCGCCGATGATCGACACCGATGTGACGGTCGCGCCGTAGATCTCGCTCTCGTAGTAGGCGCCGGGCGGCAGGTAGGTGCTGCTGTTGGCGGCGGGATCGGCGACGGCGCCAAGGTCGTTGAACCACATATTGGCCGACGACTTGTTCTGCAGCGACCAACCCTTGCGCGCGGTGTAGGCGGGCAGGAGTTGCTGGGCCTGACCACCGAGTATGATGACGCCGGAGCGATCTATCTTGGTGGCGCCGGTGAACGTCATCAGACCCCCTATCGCCGCGTCGAGTTCGTTCAGCGAGACGTTGACCTCGGCGGCGATCTGTTCCGGCGTGACCTCCGGATCGCCCTGGCCGTACGAAGGGCCGTGCAAGACGACTTGGGTAACGGCCATTCAGATCCCCCGCCCATTCGCCACAGCGTGGATGCACAGCGTATCGACCCCAGCGACCGGCCCTGCGGCAGAGATCAGCACCGAGTTGGTGTCGCCCGCGTTGTCGCCATTCACCACGACATCCACGTCCGTGTTGGTGGTGATGTCGCGCCACTTCTCATTGGCAGCGGACGGGTTGTAGGTCGTGATGACCGGCGTTTTCCACATCTGCTGTGGGAAGCTCCACAGGAATGACGGCGTATCGCCGGGCGTCTTATTCTGCACGCAGAATGCGCCGGTGATCCCGGCGTTCTGTGCCGGCGCGGTGCCCTGCGGAAAGCTCTTTGTGTAGTATTCCTGCGCCAGCGCCAGCTCTGCGCTGTCGGTGCGTGGCTTCCAGGGCGAGTCGACGGCAGCGGGATAGAGCCGCACCGACGAGATGGTCATGGTCTGACCGACTGGCAGCGTTTGCAGTCCGATCGCCGAGGAACAGGACAATGCGTTGCCGTCTACCCAGCTATTGCAGGTCGAGGTCTGCCAGTTCGATCCGCTGCCCATGTCGAAGAACAGGAACAGCGCGAAAGTGGTCGCGACTTGGCTGAACGCCTGCACGGTATCGCCGGGGAACGAGAACGAGTAACACTGCGGCACATTCGGCGCGACAATGGTGAAGATGCCGGCATAGGATCGCGGACGCGGGGCGAAGCCGTTAAAGACCGTCCAGGGATAGTCGCCGGCCGTCGAGGCGACCGCGCAGAAATCCAAGATCAGCGGCTTCGCATCCGGCTTGCCGACTTTCAGGTCCACCAGATCGGCCGCCTGCATACCCTGCTCTAGGCGGCTGAACTGCGTCGCGGTCGGCGTGTACTGAGTAAGCACCGTCGCGGTGATTGCTGTTCCACAACCGGTCAACGGCGTGTTGGTGCGCTGGTATTTGACGTTGGCCGGCGTGGCTGCTGCCAGCCAACCATCCGTGACATAGAAGTTGCCGCCCGGTATCACCGCCGCGCCCTCGGTGCCCTGCGCCAGCTTGGCACAGGGGTTAATCAGCCGGTTGTCGGTGCCGGGAGGCGGCACCGGCGGGTTGGGATCAATCAGCGGATCGTATGGCGAGCCCAAATTTCCCACGAGGCTCATCTGGCCAAAGGTCAGGTTGTTGATAGTGGCATTCCGGTTCCATTGCGCGACGCCGTGGTTCTGCGTGGGGGTTGCCTGATAGTCACTGGCGCTGACGTTGGTGAATGCGACGTCGGAGATGGTTCCTCTCTGGGCATAGGAGCACGAGCCGCCGAGCGTGATACCATTCGATGCGTAATTAGGATCTGGCTGCTGCGCCAAGGGATATTTGCTCCACTGGGCGTTGTTGCTGAAATTGCCACCGACCACCTGCACATTGCGGCCGCCACAGAAGAACAACCCGTTCGTGCCGTTGCGGGTGGACGACATGTTGATGATCTTGAAGTTGATATTGTTGTCGGCCTCGATACCGTTGCCGGTGGCGCCGGAGCACACATCGCCGTCGATCGTCAGGTCGATGCTTGATGCCGCTGCAATGCAAGCGGATGGCGCGATGGTGGGTAGCTGGAACTCCTGAAAGTCCACGCGGTAGGTGTTGTGGCTCAGCGTCAGGCCCTGAGTGTTCAGAAAGAACAGCGGCGACGACCACGAGTGACCGAAATAGTTGTTGGCGATCAGGCTGTTGGTATTGGCGAACCAGCCACCGAACGCATACCAGAGCGGATAGCCGTTGCCGGAACTGGCGCCGACCGCGAACGGGATCGGAGTGCCGGCAGCAATGGTCTGGGTGACCGGCGCCTTCAGCGTGACGGTGTAGGTCGAGGCGGTGTTGTTCGGCACAGGCCCGTCGATGACCAGATCATTGACCGGCACGCCGGCCGGCAAACCGCTCGCCGCCGTCAAATCGCCAGGGATCAAACCAACCCGCCCACATCCGGTGGAGACGCAGTTGAAGGTGATGGTCTTCGACCCCGCTGCCGTGGTCCCTGATGTGGTGTAGGTGGCGCTGCCGGCGGTGCGCAGACCATCGCCGATCCGTTCAAATTTGCTATTGGTGATCTTGAGTTCGGCGATGCCGGCGGCGGAGGCGATGGCCGAGCCGCTGGGTATCTTGCATACTGGCGTCTGGTCGATCGTCACCGAGGCGTTGGTTGCCACAGCCGTGATTCGGGTGCCCCTCACAAGGCATCTGGAACCGGGAAATTCCAAGACCTGTCCGACAGCCAGACCGGTAGTGTCGGCAGTCAGCAGCGTCAGATCGCCGGTGAAGGCGTCGGCGCTCGTCACGAAGGACGGGGTGAACCTGAATAGCGAATTGGCGAAATTCGTCTGATCGCTTGGCTTCGACAGGGTGAGCGTGACACCAGAAACGTCGGTCAGGTAATAATCGGCTTCGATCCACCCATTGATATAGGCCCCTGCTTTAAGTCCAGGCACCGGGGCAGTCAGCGTTATCGTGGTGTCCCCGAAGCTAAGGATGGTGGCATTGCGGCCCGTCAATCCTCCGCCGCCGACCGCCCAGATGGCGGTGCCACGCACATTGGTGAAAACGTCATGATCGAACTCGGGTCCGACCATCGGGGCGGCGATGACAATCAACCCCCTGATGTTGGTGGACACCGCAGAGTTGCCATCGAAGTTCAGTCCGATGAATCTCAGGTGGTCGATGCCAGTGGCGCTAAACAGCATCGGGTTCGAGGCGTTGGTTGCCGTGCCCTTGATAATGGCAGTCCCAGGCTCACCATAAATCGTCAGGCGATGGCAGTTGGCAGGGATGGTGACCAGGGTATCCATCATGTAGGTGCCGGGCGGGAAGAACACCGACTTGACCGGCGCGGCCGCGCAGGCGGCAGCGACCGCCGCTCGGATCGCCGCCGAGGTATCGCTGACCCCGGTGCGATCGACCACCGCACCGCCTGGACCGAAGTCGAGCACGTTCAGCGTGTCGGCAACGCGATCCGACAATCCGCGCAGCGTCGTGCCTCCGGTCGCCTTGACCGGGCCCTTGAGTTCACCGCCAAACGAGCCGGCGTTGGCGTTCATGTTCGGACAGTCGGTCAGCACAGCAGGACAGGCGGCCTCGGCGACGCCACAGAACCCCAGCAGGAGTAGGGCGGCAAAAACTAGGCGACGCATAGGAAGCCCCCGTTGTTCCACAAGGTGCCGGGCTGAAGCCCCGCGTTCGATGTCGGCAGGTTCAGCATCACTACGGGCCCCGTGATGATTCCTCCCGCGAGCGGCAGAAAGGGGGCGCCGGGCGGCACATGAGCATCGACGTATTGTCGGGTGGCAGCGCCGTGCGGGTCCTGCGGGTCACCCGACAGGATCAACAGCCCGGTCATGGTGCGCGAGCCATCGAGCGGCACCAGCAGCAGATCGGCGGCGGCGAGGGCGGCGTCGCCTGCCTTGCGCGCGATGGTTTCCAAACTGTCGAGCGGCGGCGGCGGGATTGGCGGCGCGTTGGCATCGTGGCGGATCAGGTCGGGGCGGATCGTGACGAAGCCGGTGATGACGGTACTGATGTCGCCAGCAACGTCGATGACTTCGAGCTCGTGGTACCAGCGGCCGGTCAACCCCTCGGTGTCGCCTGGGTCGAGCAGGACGGTCAGGATCCCGCCGAGCGGGTCGGTGATCGTGATACCGGCGTTGGCATCGGTCGTCTTGGTCAGCAGCGCCGGGGTCTGCGCCGTGCGCGCCATCTGCCAGATCGCGGTGGCGTTGGTCAGGTCCACAATGGCGCCCGCCTCGTCAATGACCGCGACGGTCAGCAGCGTGGTGTCGCCTGCGACCATGTCGAAGTTCTGCGGGGCGATGACAGAGACACCGTCGAGCATCAGAGCACCCCTTGCAGATCGACCTGTTGCTTGGTTCCGGTCAGACGGGGCTCGCGCACCACGCCAACCAGCGAGACGTGCCGGACGACGCGACGCGCAGGCACCGTCGCGTAGAGCACCAGCACGCCGCCGCCGCGTGCCCGCAGCAGCGAACGCGCGACCCAGGCATCGAAGCGACCCTGGCTCGTCAGCGCACTCCGCGCCCGCAAGGCGGCGAGAGGGAACACGACGGGGAGACCCTGCGTGCTCCCCTGGCCCAGCGCGACGATCGGCTGATTGATCCTCTGGCCGGCGCGGATGTGGCCTTGTGCCCGACCACCAGCCGCCATCATCGCCAGGACCAGTCGTGTCACGCCGGCCTGCGCCACCGCCCCACTGCGCGCCTGTAGCGGCGAGGTCGGCGGGGGCAGCAGGGCGAGGACGCTGACGCTGCCCCGACCTCGCGCCGTGACCAGCGAAGGCACGCTCTGGCCGGCGCGCAGCTTGCTGCGGCCGCGCCCGAGCGCCAGCACGACGCAAATCGGCGCACCAGCCGCACCAGCGCGTGCTACAGCGCGGCCGCCGGCGAGCAGCGCCGACAGGGCCGCTTGCGGGGCCACGCCTGCCACGACGCTCCTGGCGCGAGCGGCGAGGGCGGCCAGGGCGAGTTGCCCACCGACAAGCCGGGCGGTGGCGCGGGCGCGGGAACCGACATTCGAGCCGGACACGTTGACCCCGGCGGCGCGCAGCGCGGCCCCGCCACTCGCCAGCACCGCGACGGGCGCCAACGGCGGCAGTGCGCGGCCGGTGGTGCCGCCCCGACCTCTGACATTGATCTGCACCGGGACGAAGCCGGGCGCGCTGTTGCCGGCACCAATGGCGACGCTTCGGCCAGTCAGCGGGATGCCCGCAAGGAATGCTGGCCGGGACGCACCGACCGACCGACCGGCGGCGATGATGGGGAAGATGCGAGGGGCGCTATCGCGACCACGCCCGAGGGCGACACTTCGTGCGGCGATCGGCGAGACCAAGGAAGGCGGCAGCGACCGCGCCCGGCCCTTGGCGAACACCTGCGCCGTGACCCACGCCTGTCCTGCTGACCCCATCTGCAGGTCGGCATCGACGAGATCGGTCGGCCAGTAGCGCACCCGCCGGACGGTCCCGGTCATCGGCAGTGAGCCGTTGTTGTAGCCGCCAATCCCCAGCGTGGTCAGGCCACTGGAAATCGTCGCGGCCGCATTGGTGAATACTGCCCCACCATCGCGTGCGCCGGCTTGGCGGCCGTTGCGAAATGCGCCCATCGCCCGGTAGGGGACATTATCCGCCACCGCACCACCCGGCAGGTCCGTCGTAAATCCTGCGGTCGTATCGACGATAGAGACTGTGCCAGTGGAGCGATGGATTAACCCGGAACGCGAGGTGCCGGCATACATCGCCACCGGCGAGGTGCCGATCGGTGTAACCCGATCGACGGCTTCGACGTAGAACGTGCTGGCCGCCGGATTGTACCAACCGCCAGACGGCACCGTGCAGACGTCGACAGCGCGTGCGACCACAGCGCCGGTCGTGGGGATGTAGGAGGTTGGGAATGTGGTGCTGGCGGTAACGGCCGGCCCGCGTTCCAACTGAAACCGCGTCAGCGAGCCGGCGACGGTGACGACCACGGTGCCCGACGTGGACACGGTGAAGAACGCGGGAGTGCCGGCCGTCGCCACGCTGCCGAAGCCGGTGCCCACCGCAGTACCAGCAGTGACCGTGGCGCTGCCTGTGCCGATCACCCAGAGGCAGTACACTCCACCCGATGACCCGAGCGAGACGGTCTGCGTCGCGGGCGCGCCGCTGTTCAACAGCCAGTTGTTGTGGCTTTCCTCGAGATAGAGGCCGCCATTGAGGAAGCGCGGCGTGTTGGCGGGATAGGTGTTGAAAGCCGAACCCGGAGCATCGGTATAAAAGCCGTCGGTCGCGATGCTGGCGCGGGCGAACTGCCATGTCGTCACGGCCTGCATCTCGCTGGCCGACAGCGCGCGCGACCAATAGCGAAACCGCCGCAGATAGAACGAGCCAGACGTCGCGGCATTTCCCTTGCCCAGCCGCAGCGTCGTCACGATCGGCGGTGGGCTCGCATTCGTGCCGAGCGTTGCTAAAGACCCATTGAGCGCGAGTTGGTGCGCGCTCGCCGCTGATGACATCGCGACCTGGAACGGCATACCTACCGTGGGTGATCCCGCGTTCAAGGTATTGAGCGTGGTCGCCCCGCCGCTTGCCTCGAACCCGCGCATGTTAACCAGTCCGGCGTCGGAGGCGACCGAGGAACGGTTGTTGTTCGTGGCATCATCGAGTTGGGCATAGATCGGCGTGCCGCCGGCTGCCGGAAGCATCGCCTCCACAGCGTACGTCCACGCGGTCGGGCTGGTCAGCCATGTCGAGGTCGGCATGGTCGCCGCATCCGCCGCTCGCGTGACTGTCGCGGTGGTCGTCGGGATGTAGCTCGTGGGAAAGGCGCCGATCTCGATCTGGCCTCCCCAAGCGTAATAGAACACCGAGACGCCATCGCCATTGACCGGCGCGCGCATGAACTGAAAGGAGCCATTGTTCGCAGTGTCCGGCGTCGCCGTCAGCGAGATGCGATACCAGCCATTGCCGATCGGCACGATTGACCCGACTGCGGTGCCTCCCGCGACCTGCGTCATCTGCCCGGTGGACAGATTGAACACCGCGGCGCGGTTTATCGCGTCAGCCCACCAAGCGCCCGGCATCAGCAACGTGCTGGTCACCTGGGTGCCGGCTTTCGCGAATACGCTCATCGTGTAGGAGGTGCCGACAGTCGGCGTGATGACCTGGGTCAGGTAACCGACCACGCCGCTGTTGATGATAATCCCTGATCCGGTCGTGGCGCCGTTCGGTCCCGCCGTTCCAGCAGCGAGCGTGCAACTGGCCTTGCCCCAGGTCACCTGCGTGAAATCACCGCTCCACAACGCGGTGTTGGTCCGCTGCTCCTCGATCAGTAGACCGCGAATGACGTGTGTGACCGGATCGTAGTCCCAGCGCGCCGCACCGCTCGCGGCGGTCTGCACGATGCCGTTCACATCGAAGTACGTGCCGATCGACGCGCGGGTGAAGGTGATGCCGGGATCGAGCGTGCCCGGCGTCATCAAGTCGAGCGTGAATGTATTGCCCGCCGGCAGCCCGGCCGTGAAATCCAGATCGAGCGTGATGCCAGCCGGGAACGCCATCGACGATCAGGCGAGGGTGACGACCAACTGACCAGCGAGGAACTGGATGGTCATGTTCGC